GTTGGCAATACTGGAACAGTAAATATAACAGGATTAGATATAGATTGTAATTTTGGTAATGTTAGTGGAACAATAAAGAATATTGGATTAGATGTAAATGTGGCTGGTGCAGACACTAATTATCCAGCATTATTTAATGGTGGTAATGTTGGTATAGGACAAACAACACCTATCGCCCCTTTGCATATCACATACACTGGGGATGGAAGTGGTTTAATTATAGAATCAACAGATGGGGGTTCAACAAATGCTCCTGATTTAATTTTATTTAGAAATTCTGGAAGTCCAGCCGATGATGATGAATTAGGCGTAATTAATTTTAGGGGAGAGGATGATGGTGGTTATTATGTTGATTATGCTTATATTTCTGCAAGAACTACCGAAGTTTCCAATGGGTCGGAAGAAGGCGCACTTAAATTTGGAATATTTGATGCGGGAATTTCAAGCACTATGGCTAGACTTGCGAAACCTAATGTGGGAGAAGGACTTTCAGGCATTACTGTTCATGCGGGTTGGCATACAAGGGCAACAGTGGCTAGTGTTGCCGGTGCTACTTATTCTCCAGATATTGCTTGTTCAGGAATTGTAATTTTAATGACTAATGGTTCATCAATAGTTACTTTACCTGATGTTGCCGCCGCAGATGTTGGGGTGCAATTCACCTGCATTAATACTTCAGGTGGAACATTAACTGGTAAAATAATTTCAGCAGATACCAGCAATACTCGTTTTAATGGTGCAGGTTCTTATGCCGCACAAGATATTACTGACGACCAAGCATTAACTTTCTTATGCACTGGCGCAAATAATTGGCAAATCATTGGGTGATATTATATGGGCTTTCATTGGGAATTTGGGGTTGTTCAACAAGGTTCTTCTTCTTCTTCTTCTTCACCTTTAGCCGTATCAATTGCTTCTAATAATTCTCCAACTAATGTAATAATTATGACTGGTGGGCCAGGAACTAGTGCCACTTCTGCGGTAGGTGCTATTGATTATATTGTAACAGCCAGTAGTGGAACTGCACCCTATACTTATGCGTGGGTTCTTTCCGAACAGGTGGACCCTAACCCCCCACCGGGGGCCTTTGTAATAAATACTCAAGGAACTACTAATGCGGCGCAATATGATACTGGAAGAATTGATGGTTCATTCCCCGGCGGAGGGCCGGGACCACCCCCGCCCCCGCCCGCAAATGCAACGTATAGAGTGGTTTGCACTGTTTCGGATAGTGCTGGTGGAAGTGTAACTGCACAAGATGATTTTATAGTAATTATTATGTGAAATATCTTCCACCTTGGAACAATATAGAACTTGGAATAAGTAATGTGAAAAATCTAGTCAGTTTAAATCGAATCACTTATAAAGCAATATAAATTGGGGAATAATTATCTACCCCAATAGAAAATAAAATAAAAAAAAGGGAGCAGGGCCGAAGCCCCGCCCCCTCATTTCCACAAATAACCACATTTGGAACATTCCCAAATTTTGATTATGTTATTAGACCCGATGTAATGGCCTTTAATCCTCTTAGGAATAACATTCCTAGAGCATTCTTTACATTTACGCTTTAACGCCATCTTAACTCTTTTTAGGAACATCATCTTTTACTAAATTATTAATATATTCTTCAACTGAATCTTCATTTACAGATGCTCCGCCAAATGCGGCGAAAAACAATATACTAATAACAATAAAAAATACAAACCATAAAAATACTTCACCAGTAGTTAATACCATTACCAATTCACCTCTACTTCTATTTCTTTTTCTTCTGCCATATTAAACACTTTTATTATATTATTATCTTTACCATATTTCCATAATTCATATACTAATTGTGAATCTTTCAAACAATAATCCACAACTATATCATATTCTCCCTGCTTCCATAACCTCGGAGCATCCATACTGTTAAGAGTTTTTTGCTTGCCTAATGTGTGGTCCACTAGATTATTCAAGGCATACCTATCGCCGTAATTTTCAACAAAATATTTACTAGTATCAATATATTGCTTATTAGTGATGTATTTACGAATACAATAAATATCCATAGCATCTCGTAAAACTGGTAAATCAAACGCTACAATGTTATGTCCTAAGAGAATGCCCCCCTTTTGGAAATGGTCGTCTAAATCAAATTTTAATTCTCTTAATGGTTTAGTTTGAATGCCGGATTTAGCGAATGTATCGGAAACTGGTTCATCAACATAAACTGTTCCAGTATCTCCATTCCATGTAGTAACTGTTGAAACTAGAAACATATGGGTGTTGCCCCAACCCCCAATATCTGTTGAAAGGTTTTTTGTTTCCAAATCAATAGCCATAACATTATTCATTTTTGCCGCCGCTCCATAATTTTAACACTTCATCTTCTTTTTCTTGTTCCGGCGAAGGTTCATCAATAGACTCACACTTCTTTAGAAAGGCGCATAATTTATTACCTGCTACACTAACTATGGCGGCTACTTCCCAACCTTCATTGCCTTCTGTATTTAAAGCATCAATCATGGTTTTTGGGCCATCTTGCACATCGAATACTACATATTTATTTTCCCATATTGCTTTCATTATTATTCCTCATTTTCTTCTTTTAATCTTACATAGTTATATTTGCCATTTCTTAGTTCTTCAAAATATTCATTTGATATTGCGTTATATTTAGCGTAGGTAGTTACATTAGATACTTTTAATATACTTTCTGCCTCTTCTATGAATAATTTTTTCCAAACATATCCACCTTCTATTTTTTCATGAGGTTTAGCACTGTTTTTAGAGTTTGCTAACGCTAGTTTGAACTGGGCCATATTATTCTTCTGTTCTACTGCTGTTCTACTTTGCTTAAAAGATTTTTCTAACCATTCCACTAAAGCCTCATAACATTGTTTTACTACTTTTTCTCCTTGTTTAACATTTATTTCGGAAACAATGAACCTTTTATCGGGGTTAGGTTCTCTATTAGATTCAGTTATGCAATTTAACACCGCTAATTTAGCAATGTATTCTATTAGATTCATTTCAAATAACCTAATAATTTTTCTAAAATAAGGGTCAAGTTCTTTAATATAATCAAGTATTTTAGTGTGTGCTGAATCTAACGCTTCGTTAGAAGATTTGGTATAAGACACTGTTTGTAATCTATCTTTTCCAACCGATTCATATTTAGTTTTTGTTAAATTAAATATTTCTATTATTTCTTTTTTAAGGAATAATGGTGGGCCTTTTTGTTCCGAAATTATTCCAAATTTACTAATTACTTTTTTACGCATATCTGTAAGTATTTTATCAGGAACATCCCATATATAGGGGAGAAACCTTTGAATTACACCTTTTGTTGTTACAGTGTGTCTTAATTTTTCTGGAATAAAAGTAGCCGCTAGTATAGTAAATTTAGAATCTAGAGCAATAATAGGTTTTCCTGTAAGAATTTTTTCATAAACATTAGCACCAATATGAAAGTTATTCATAATATGTTGAAAAACAACAGTCATTCCTTCTTTATGTTGTCTCTCTTTAAATACACCGCTATTTTCAAATTCATCTGCAAACCAAAAACCTTCACCATGAATGGGTCCAAAATGTATTAACCACGGTTCTTTATTACGTTCTCTTTTTAAACGATTTTGTCTAAGTTCTTCATCTCTCATACTTTCTGCTTTAGTTCTTGTTTCCTCATTTCCCCTAGTTATATCCTGTGCGTATTTATTGCGAGTAGTATTATTATCATCTACAAATATTCTATTTAATTCATCTTCATCATCAGTATAATTTTGATTTTCCGTATGTGAGCCAATGAGGGATGCTGTGGTGTAATCTGTTAATTTACAAACTTTTCCAGCAACTAATTTTTTACCATCGTTATCCTCAATATCTCCTAAATCTTTATAAATTTCTTCCATTAATGGTAATAAAACATATTTAATCAAAGTGGTTTTTCCACTTCTTGCTGTTTGAATATTTAATAAATGAACCCTTGTATCAATAGTAGTTGGTCCAAATGGAATTTCTACCATATGTTTGACTAAATCTCCTAAAATAGAATAATAACCAATAGTTGCAGGAACATCATTATAACGAGAATAGGTGCAACATACCTTTTTAAATTTTAAAACGGTTTCTGGTAATTTTTTATCTCTTTGTTGTTTTTTAGAAATTTCATCTTCTAAATGAATCCTTGTATCAATATTTTCTGTTATTTCTTCTGCCTTTCTTAAGAAATCTTCAACTTCTTTATCAAATTCCCCAATTTCTTCATTATCATTTTCCAATACCTTACCAGTATTTAATTTATAAGGGTCTTGAGTTTCTTCATTATTCATTGCATCACCTTCTTTTCGGAATTAAAAATATCTAAAATTCTACCTGCGGTAGTATTACCAATCCCATCCGATTTACATAACTCATTAGAATTACTATCTCCTATTTCCATTAGACTTCCATGTTCTTTCAATAAGGATCAACATATCCACTCTTATATCATCAGTAGTTATTCGCTTAAATAGTTGAGGCTTAATAACAGGTCGGTCTATTGGTTGCATCTTTGCAACACTACAAATTATTGAAGAAGCATTAGATTCAGTTAAAACCCAAATGGGTTTTATATCTGTATCTAAGGCAATTCTCCCAATACCCCCATAGAATTTATTGGTAAGTAATTGTATCTTACGTTTAATAGGTAGTTTATTTTTAGGAGAGTATTTAATATATTTAAAGGCGTCATTTAAAGTTCCATAAATAATAACAATGTTGGTTTTAAAACATCTATCCATATTATCTAATTGAGTCCAAAGCCTTTTAGAAATGATAGAGGATAAAAAATCATGAGTTGATTTGGCTTCAAAACAAACATCACCTATTATGTAATCCCCAACCTCAATCCATTCTTTAGAATATGAGATATTCATTTTCTTACATTTTTTTATCACTAAATCTGTAAGGGTAGATTTCTCTCGACTATCAATAATTAAAGACATGATTATCTCCCCCTAAGTTTTTGAATTATAGAATCCCATGTTATTAGTAATACCATAAACCATACCAATAATACTTCTTTTACTTTTCCCATTATTTCAATCTCCAACATTTGCCTATACAATACCCATCGGATATTAATTTATTACAATTGGGGAAACTATAATTCCCATCTATTATATATTTGGTGCGAAATTCAGTTACATCTTCTTTGAAATCCAACCATACATCATGAGTTTCATGTAGGTATTTTATTTCTGCAACGATTTGTTTCACGATTTGTTGTCTGGTTTCTACATCGGGGATTATTTTAATGGCAGTGAAAGGCACATTCAAATCACACCATAATAATAAATCTCTATACCAACTAACCAAATACATTCGGGCAATATCCGTGGGGTTTTCCACCATAACTGCACTGTGCATACAAGGGGGGATTGGTAATTTGCCCACTTTTATTACATCAACTTCTACATTTGATTCTTCAATTGGTAGAACTTCCGGCCATTTAACCAAAGTATTACCCCTTATAGTAACAGGTATATTGTTAGGTTTCTTAGCCAATTCCATTATTTGTTCAGCAGTAAGATTAGAAGACTCTTCAAAATCTAAGGGAATACAATAATAGCACCCATTTTCATAAGCCGCTTTCATATTCATTGTATTGCGAATACGTCTTAGTCTTCGACTAGAAATAGCGGAACTATCTAGAGTTCCATTTATTGTTAGTTCTTTAACTTCATTAAAAAAGGCAGTTAATCTACGAATATTTCTTGTTGGTTCTCCATAAACATATACATGAAATCCCCTACCAGAAAAAGACATATCAAATTTATAACCATGATATATTAAATAATGTATAACTGCATCTAAATCATCTAAACAATCTTTAATTTGTTGTGCCTTAATCATTTGCGCCCCAGTGTTTTTATCCACTTCTCCATGATGGGCGTCAAAATCTAAGAATATCCTATCAAGAATAACAGTTGAAGTTACGGCTTGTTTATCGGTGTATTGTTCATAATCATAAACAGAAGTGAAACAATTCATTTTACCATTATAGAGTCTAACAAAATCATTAAATTCTTCTTGGTTATGAACTAATTTTCTTTTACTGGCGAAAGTGGTAGTTTGTTTATTAGCACTCGGCCAAACTTCTCTAGGAAATTTCATTTCAATAACACCATACCTACTACAATAATAGTCATAATATTAACAATATTAACCATCATAATTATTCTATTACTGAACTTAAGAGTATCGTGTATCTTTTCCATAATTTCGGTCAATTTATTTTGACCCTCTAACAATTCATCAAAGACCATCAAAAATCCTCTCCACTTTAACATCTCCGGCTCTTGTTGAAACTTTACCATCTTTTTCTTCTAAAGAGGGTTCTTCCAATACATCTTTACCTTTAATTAAATCTTTCATTATATCTTTACCTACTGCCATTTCTAGTTTAGAACCTTGTAGAGAGTCTTTGGGTTTTTCTATTAAAGATGCAGGTTTTTCTGCTGGAATTGAAAGTGTGGGCTTTCCCGCAAAATTAACTGTTGCTGATTCAAACTTCTTTTTAAAGACCACCATTACTTCTTCTTCTAATTGTTGCATAACTAAAATGTTGAATAATGAACCAAACGAATGTTCCCAAGTTTCTAATTCAGGAATTTGTTTTTCCCATATCATTTCTAGTTGAGATTCTAAATCTAATTCATGGTAAAGTTCTTCTGCAACTTGTTTAGAAACATCAGGCAATTTCAACAATTCATGGAATTTCCAATCTTTACTATCTATTTTTTCTTGTATTTTATCTTTCATATATCTTTTTCCCCCCCCATTTTTTCTTATCCATTATTTCACCATTCCCACATTCCGGCGTTTTGTGCAGTATCACAAATTCCAATGAAAGAACAATACTGGCATTTATTATAATAATATTCAGCAGGGAATAAATTTTGTTCATAAGAATATATTATTGTTGCAATCCTTTTAACTACATCATTTTCATTTCTAGTCTTTACCTTTTCTACATGGAAATAATTTGCGGCAGGGAAATACCAACCCCAATGAGTCACAGGGGAAAGTTCACAATCAGGGTCATTATCCATTAAAATTTTATAGAAAGCCATTTCCTTTCGCATCCCTGTTGCCTTGCGTGGTTTCCAAACACCTGTTTTAAATTCAACAGGTATGTAACCATCCCCTTCAAGGAAAATTCTATCAATAATACCCTGTAAATGCACAACATAATTTCTAGATAATTCAAATTTAGGGTTAGCATCTTTAGGGATAATCACTTGAGCATTACATTTTAATTCATTACCAACAGGGAGAAAATCTCCTATTGAATCTTTAGAAGCAAGAAATCTTTCGGCTTCAAATGTAGCCATTGTTTGATACATTTCTCCATAATCATCTATTGGAAATAACCCCATACAATATTCATATAATGGTTGTTGTGATAACCCTTCTGCTTTTTTAATATCAAAATTATTATAAAAATGTTCATAAGAATTGTGAATTACTGTTCCCTTTATCATGGCAGGATTAGGTTCTGTTTTTCTACGTTCAATATAACTAAATTCATATTGCTTTCTACAAAATTCAAACGTATTCAATGATGATTTCGTAATCTTTAATATGGGCATTGAAGGGTCACTAGCCCATTCATGATTCCATTGATATGTGTATTCGCTCATTTTAATCCCTCTTTCCAATTATTTATCATTTCATCTAACCCTACCATAAAATCAACTATATGATTTTGAATTTTTTCTATTTCTTTTAATTTCAAAGTCAAAGAATTAATTTTAGATTCTAAATTTTGTAAATGTCTTTTATCAGTTGGTGCTTTTTTCCAAAACATTAAAACCACTCCTTCAATAATTTTTGTTTATCGTCAATTTTACACTTAGATATATCCCAATTCATTGCATCAAAGACTGGCTTTACCTTTTTTATTACTTCGGATTCTGCTAAGAAAACCCAATCTGGATTAAAATTATCTAATTCGGGCAGAAGCCTTACACCAATATACGATGCTGGTTTTCTTTTCCCGTTCCAATCTGTATATGTTTCACCATTTAATTTACACTTTAAGTAATAAAATGAATCTGTTAATTTATTGTCGGGATTAATATGTTCATCATAATAAAATTGACCAGCACTACCCCCACCAAAAACAGGGTTTTTACCTTCTAAGGTTTTACATTTATTCAATCTAGCATTGCACCTTTCATTTTCACATGATGAATCTGGAATAAGATTGAGAAGCCTTTTCAAGTAATCCACTTTATATTTTTTCCGACACCTAGAACATTGTAATTCTAATCTATGGGCTTGTATTCTTTTTCTTTTAACTAAATCTTCTTTAGATATTTCTTTATCAAGAACAGCATTATACTTTGATTTAACATAAGAAACTATTTCTTCTTCTGTTTTTTGATTAATCCACATTTCTATTGTTTTCTTCTGAACTTCTTTACCAGTATTAGATTCTGCAATTCTTTTCAATGAAAAACCAGTGCAGACAAATTCTGGTTCACTAAGATAGATACCATCTTTCCAAATGATATATCCTGCATTTTTATTTTTAGTAGTGCCTACCCCTAATACTGAATAGTATTTTTCAAATTCTAATTCTATTGGGTGAATATCTAAACCCATAACATTTGGAAAAACATTTTCTTGAATGTGGTTGTTTAATATATCTTTAATTTCTTCGGCCTTTTCAACAGAAGGTATGGGAATATAAAGAGAATCGGTATGAGCATAAACTATTTTCATTAAATCACCTATTCAAATATTTACTCAAAGGGCTAAATGAAATACTATTAACTCTATTAATGGTTAAATCAATTGAAGATTCATCCAATTGATTTAGAAGTGAGGCGCAATCTCCTTCATGGATAGTATTAATCATTCTAATTCCCTCGCCTTGAATGCTACTTCTCTAATGGCTTCTCTAGCACTAGCAGTAATACTAGCCGCCAAATCAATATCATACCAACCAAATCCTCGTAAAGCGGTTGCGCCATAGATTGATGCTAATAATCTTTTTACAGCCATTTGCATTGAGTTCCATTTAACATATTCTTTTCTATTATCATTTTGTAATGCTTCTAACATTTTAGATTTATATTCTGCTCTTAATGGTTTTAGTGTAAGAATCATATTAGGTAGTAATCCTAATTTATCAGTCTTATAATATTTCCAATCATATTCGGTAACTTTAGAAAAATCTCTAGGCGTTTTAATGTTCACTTTCAGTTCAGTTTCACTTTCACTTTTAGTTTCAAATGAGATGTTCCGAGCCAAAATGCAACTAGGATAAAGAGATGCAAAATCTAACGCCGCTACACCAAGCCACAACCCATTAGTTTTTTCATCTAATGGATTGTAAATCATTGCGCCATCATATTTTATTTTATCTCCATATTCTCCAGTTGGTGCTTTCCACCATGCGTTTCTCATGAAATATACGCTACCCATATGTGATACAAAAAAACAATCTTCAAAAGGGGCTTTAACTAATTTTTGAATTGCTAAAATTCCTTCACTAAGCCCCATCTCTTCATCTATCTTATAGAGTAATTCAGCATCTTGAATACAATATTCTAAATAATTTGTAGTATCTTCAAGCCACGCCTTCATAAAAAATTCATTTCTATCTGTAAATTTAGATTCTTTCTTTTTACCTTCACCAACAGATACACTAGCGCAATATTCTAATGATTGACTAGGTAAAGTTCCCCGCTGAGAATCCATCCATTGACGTTCAAAAGCCAAATCAAGATTAAGACAAATTCTTCCCTTGATAGGTTGGTCGATAGACCCATAACTAATATCACCTAATATCTTATGACCTACATTTTTAACTTCATTATATGGAGATAACTTTCTAGGATTTAGACCATTAGCATGAAGCCTTTCTATTAGTTTTGGAATATCGGATTGAAGCCCCCACCAAGCAATTAACATATCGGGGTCTTGTTCTTGCATATCCTTTACAAATGCTTCAAGCATTTCTTTTTCGGAATCAAATGCACCTGTGGAATTTAGAGCAATTATTTCATCTTCAGGAAACCAAGTGTATAACTTACTTTCATTAGTATAATTATCATAAACAGCAATACAAGTAATAGCCTCTTCATGTTCATGTCCTTCGGGCAACCATTCCATATCCCAATACCATTTACGCAATTCATATTCGGGAACTTTCTTTAATTCATCTACACAATAACGACGCAGAATAGGCACATCTCCTTCCCATGTTGCGGCAAATTTCTTCTTTGCTGAATACATATCCTTTGGGTTGGAATAAAAAACCTTAGTTAGAGATTGCCCTTTTAGATTAATCCATTTCCCTTTTTGATATTTGAAAAATCCAGTTTGTTTAACTGGTTTATGTCCTATCATTTTATGACTAGTTGCATAGGTATCTATTTGTGAATCTATTGCTCTAATAAAAAAATAGGGCTGAAAATTATTTATTATTTTTTCTTTACGTTCCCTATGCTCATCTCTCCATCTAATCTTAACAGACTTATCAGCATCAGTCCAACAAATAATCATATTAATTCCCCACTCTTGGCGCACGAACAATTGCGCTATTTTCTGTAATCATTAAAAGGGGCTGGTCGTCGCCTATGAATATCCTAATTAATTCATTTTTATTAAAGAATTTATGCAAAGGACTACTGAATAATACTGTTGATGATTCACCACTTGTATTAAGATATTCTACTTCTTCACGATATGAAGAGATTTGTTTATCCGAAGATATTATGAATTTAGCATTTGTTATTTCATCTTCTTCAATATAATTCATTTGATAAATACCATGATTTACTATTTCACAACCATCAATTGCATTATACAATGCATCCTTTGTTAATTCAATTACACACCTTAGTTGGATTTCACCAAATGAATGAATATTTAGTTCTTCATCAAAGGAAAACGGCCAATAGTTTAAGAACCGTCTTAATCTCCCGTCATATGGATGACGAATTACTATTGGCATTGTCGCTCGTTTGCCTGAACTATCCATTACCACAGTATCTCCCACTGTAACTGTAATTTCGTCATCCATTTTAGTTAGATACTTTTTAATCGTATCTATTTCTAATATGAAATATCCCTCATCTTCTGTTTCCACTGGAATTGATTTGATAGCCACCGTAGATTCATCGGCATTAACTAACAATAACTCATTATTAGATAATTGAAAATAAACATAATTTCCTAAAGACTTTGAAGATAGTCCTGTTGTAGTATTCCATTTGCCGTATAATTGAACATTTTTCAAAGCATCAATAATATCCTTCTTGTTCACTTGTAATTTCATAACTATACCTCTTGCTTACGCTCATTAGGGGGAACAGGCTAGAGGAAAAGAATACCCCTTAGCCCAAAAGTGCCAACCACGCCTGTTTTTATTCGGACAAACCCCTGTTAATGAATGCTTAAATTTCCCTCTTTTGCATTTCGGGAATACCCGACCATTTGGATGTTTTACCATCGGATTCAAAAAGAGTCCATATTCGCCCAACCATGTTAGGGTTTGTTTTACTGCTTACTAATTTAGCAGTATATTTTACTTTATTCCCCATAGATTCATCCTTAATAGAAATCATTTGGTGCATTTTATCTGGAACATCTTTGTGCCAAGACGGAACAAAACCAGTAGGTGTAGGGTTCATGTGGTCGCTGAAAGTTGGCTTTAGATGTGTAATAAAAACCTTATCGCATTGCAAGTTCAACATAGAAATAAAGACTTCATTATGGTCTATATTTCTAGCCCCATACGCAGTAGGAGAAATAGGATTGCACATTTTCTTTCTATCTCCTTTGTTTATTTCATAGCGAAGTTTATTTGTAGCACAATCATTCCATTTATCCATACCATCAGCAATAAAGGCTCTAACATTGACCTCTTCTTCTGCAATAATATCTTCTGTTTCTCTAATAAAATTGGTTGCGTTCTGCATTGTAAGAGCATAATTTTCAGTTCCATCTTTATTATAATGATTAGGACAATAAACATAGATGTTAGGGTCATTATCCCAACAGGTTCTCCATGTGACTTCCGCCCCATCATCAAAATCCAAAAATCTAAGAATATACCCTTCTTTAATTTCTTTTTTTGTTCGTATGTCTAAACCTAATCCCGATTTACCTTGTTTGGCTTTAGCCACTATTGAGATTACTTGAAAAGAAAATGTCCTTTCAAGTTGCTCTTTTCGGTTTTCTGCTGTTATTTTTTTCCACTGTTGATATTGAAGTTCTTTTTGAACTTCTACAACCACAGGTTGTTTGTTTTTCATTGATGTTAAACTCATATTTATTTCTCCTTATTTCTCCTTATTTAAAACCACTCAAAATCATCTTCACTTGTTTGAGTATCATCTCCAACACTTCCATGTCTATCGACTACATATAATCCTAGAACATTAACACTCACATTAGTTAGTTCCCCATCCACTTCTCTTTGTGAAGTTCTTCCGCTAATGATAACATTACTGCCTATGCCAAAATCAATCTCTAAATGTTCTGGAATCCAGCAAGCAACGGATGAATAACCTTCACCTTCATAATCAAAATCAGCATTCAAATCACTAAGGAATAGTGTTTGATTTCCATTAGCGGTTCGTTGTAGATTCATATTGGCAACATTACCATCTGTAATTACTATTCTTTCATGTGAAGGTTTATGTGAATTATCGGAATGAAATACATCAAGTGCAACCAAAGACGATACTCTATCTGCAAGAACTTCTTGAATTATTTTAATTACATCATCTGTTGATTCTACATAAGTTAATGAATTAATTGTTGTTCCATCTTTTCTTCCATGAAGAAGGTTTGGATTACTAGAATTAGGGATGCAACTAAATTCACACCATTGAAATGTATTAGGTGAAAATTCTTTTGCTAAATTATCCTTAACCGTCATTGTGTATTCTTGATATTCATTTGAATCTCCAACCTTTCCAATAAAGAAAAGTCTTCTCGACCATGCTTCAACAGATGTTGGTTTCCCATAAGCCTTATTGGGTTGCCCATTAGCGAAGGCTTTTCTATTATCAATTGGAATTATCCATTTATCTTCATCGACTTCTATTTTGTTATCGTGTAATTTTTCCATTATTTTAGATTCTATTTCTCCATCGACACTTCTAGTTATTTCATAACGACCATCTTCTAATTTCACAGCAATTACTATTTTACCATCATTCAATGTAGCCATTTCATCTCTTTGATATTCAGCAAGAACATTTGTTCGGCGGGATTCTTCCCAATTCCGAGCCTGTTCAATACCCCAAAAGAACCCACTAGCCTTCTTTGTATAAGTAGGACCAGTATATTCAGTTGAAGAACCGCCACCATCTCCATCTTCTGCTTGTTTCATTCTTGACCTTGTTTGGCCGAACTTTGAACGAAATATGCTCCTAGCCACCAATAAGTCTTCTTCTTTTTCTGTATTCAATCCATTATCGGAAACAACACTATCAAAAACGGCCTTAGCCTCTTCGACAGTAATTCCAATAATTTCTGCATATTTTTCAATTTCTTTTTCTATTTGTTCTTCTATTTGCATAATTTTCATCTCCCTTTTTTATCCTTTGGACTATAATATAAGTTGTAGTCATGAACTACTGTGCATATACCATACATCAGTAGTCCAGTTTTCTTCTCTCCCTATTTTTTGAAGTGTATCTTGTATTTCTTTAATCGCTAAAGCATTGGTTCTAGAATCTATTGTATCTTCTAAAGCCTGTTCAATATTATTATTCATTATTTTAAAATCTCTTTTTAGACTGTTCAATTCTACTTTTAATTCTCTTAATTCTTCTTTCATATTTTCCATTTTCTTTTTCAATTTTTTCACCTCAATTGTGCAATTACCCAAGACATTAATACTCTAGGGGTCATTGAATTTCCTCTCCACTCGGCCTCTCCCACTGTTCTTAGATACTTGTATTTTGAATCGTCAGTTAAATCGCTTTTCACAATAACTTCGTGCATTCCAAAACAAATATCTCTAACAGTTTTTCCGGTGTAGAGTGCTTCATGTAGTTCATTCAGTGCTTGATTATAAGACTTAGATTCAAGTAATTTCAAAATTCTATCATAATGTTCTAAAGTTTTGTCTGCTTGTTTTCTTAGACTTATACCACTTGCAAGTGCGGCTTGCAATTCCGTTATCGTTCTACGAACATCACCGTTATAATAACTTATAAAGTCGTCTAAATCTGCTTGTGGTGGACTTTCCCGACCTTCATTTCTCAACAGTGTTAGTAAAAGAGTAAGGATGGTAGAATCATCTATTCTTCCAAAGAAATAATTAGCACACCTAGATTGAAGGGGATAAATGATTTTACTTCTATCATTTGCAGTAATTATAAATCTCACATTATCTGCATACCTTTCCATAATTCGCTTAAGAGCGTTTTGTGCATCGGGGGTCATCCCATCCATTTCATCAAGAAGTATTATTTTAAAGGGAACATCACCTATTGCTTTCTGTTGTGCAATATCTTTAATGGTAGTTCTTACTACTTCTAATCGCCTATCATCACTAGCATTTATTTCATAATAATTAGAATCTATTTCTTTACCTAGCATTTCATTTGCTATTGCTCCGGCGGCGGCGGTTTTACCTACCCCGGCAGTTCCATATAATAAAATATTAGGCATATTTTTAATTTCAATCCAATTTTCTGCATCTAATTTAAATGTCTCTTGGCCTATTAATTCATGTATTGTTTTCGGTCTATATTTTTCAGTCCATAACATTTCTAAAACCACCCTTCTAATCTTAATGTCCTATCAGGATAAATTGGTAAATTGCGTTTCCTAGATTTATCTTTAATACCTATTATTCTAGTTTCATCTGTTCTTAGTTTCTTAATTACCCACTTATGAAACTCATCATCTTCTAATAATTGTTTTAATAGGTGAACTTCATTAGGTTTTAATTTTAACTTACGAATAATAGAAGGAATTTTAGAATAATTCCCCCTTTTAGGATATTGAATTTTAGAATACATTTTTCCATCATGGGAATAAGCCAACAATTCATAAAAATAATCCGAAGACCATTTTCTTTTAACTCTCCCATCAACAAATACTAATTTATTAGGATGAAGATTTAATCCCAACCAAGTTAATAGTTGAACATCAGGGGGTTTATTCCTTTTTAATAGTTTAACTACCTCATCTCTATTAGTATTGGTTAAATAATTAGTAATAATTTCATATATTGACTTTTCCATATTAATTGGGGGTTCACTTCTAGGTGCAAGTTGTTGTATTTGATTTTGAATATGAGATACACTACCAACATTCTGTATTTTACAACAGTTAGCGATTTCTTTTGATACATCTTTTTTATTATTAGAAGTAAATATTATTTTTCGTTTTACATTTCTAATAACATTCATTATAATATCTTTCTTTGCTTTATAATGAACCTCTTCAATGATAATATCACTATCTAAGGATAACCAATCAGTGTCTTCAATTTCATTAGCATAATAAAGAACATAATCTTTATCAACTAATGATTTGGCTAGGGTTGTTTTACCTGTTCCATTTTTTCCGATTATTAATATTGGTCTTATTTTATTTCCCATATCTATTAGACTCAAATTGATAACCCCTTTATTTCTAAAACTCTTTCAAATCCTTTTTGGGTCAAATGATGTTTATTAGAAACAATAGTTAAAATTTCTTGAAAAGAACCAAACTTATCATTTGAATGTGGTAAATCTTCTGGTATTAAATTACAAAACTCTATTAGATTATCTACTCTAGTGATGCGTAATAGTGGATATGGCCTAGATTCTTTTTCTATTTCTTTGTAATAAGAATCAATACCTACTTCTTTTAATGAATCTTTAAGCATTAATAGAAATTTTCCATTAATGGCTCTAAAATGAACCCTTAATCTAATACGATAGCCAATTGATTGATTGTCGTCTTTTTCTATTGAAATTTCTGGATAGGCTAAAGAAATAATTACTGCTTCAATTTGACTTTTCGTGAACATTTCCAAACACTCCAAAACACTCATGTTTTATTCTTTGATAATCTAATCCATCTGAAATAATATCTTCTACTAAATCCATATATTTAAAATCCCCCATAAAAATCCACTGAATACAAATTCCCTGAAATACATTAAATAAATTAGCAGTTTCCCAATTTATTTCTTCTGCCGTTTGTGCAAATTGTTTAATTGGAATTTTATCTCTAAGAGCATAATTTAATACCATTATATCTTTTTTCCCAATTGGACTGTATATCATGAATGATATTGTAGTAACTGAACCATATTCATTTTCCCATAAGCGAACAATATCATCATCAGTATGAAATTCCATACTATTCGCCTTTACCTAGATTTCTGCCCAATTGGCATCCTAATCTAATTTTAGACGTTGATGGTAATTTCCAAAATGCATCCTTTTCTAATCCAAATTTTTCTTCAAGATGATTACATAGTTTTTTTCTACTACACATTTGTAAATCTAAATCAATATAAACTCCTGCAATGTTTCCAGCAGGATATTTCACAAAATTATCTATTAAAAGATATACATATCCTATAACAAAAAGCATACTTTTTAGAAACCACTGAATCATCTAGTAGGGGGTAATAATATGCCCCACTTATACTTTGCTTCTCATAAGTTTGATTTCACTTCATTTAGTGAAGTAATATCACTCACGGGTTTATCTTCACGGATTCTCAACATTCGGGGAAACCTCAACCCTAAGTTCCCTTCTTTATCAGTAGTCACTAAATCGCAAGTAACCTCAAGAATAATTCTCGGAAGGAGATTATAAGTTCCATTACTTACACTTTTTATAATTTTTTTAGATTGATTCGTAAGATATAATAAATCTGTATCGGAAAATCCACTTCCAACTGAACCCACCGAAATAAAATTCTCCTTCTCTTTTACAGCAATATCATATGATGAAAACACCGAGGCTCGTCGCCCCTCTCCATATCTAGCCCCAACAACCACCACATCAAATTCAAAGCGTGGTGGCTTGTATTTAGCCCATGCTACCGACCTTTTACCACTATGATAGGTTGCCCTCAAATCCTTCACTATAATACCTTCATAGCCATCGTTAATGGCTTCATTGTAAAATACGTCATTATTTGCTACCTCTATACTTCTAATTGCTTGATTGGAGAATTTATTAATTGTCCTCAATCTTTCTATTAATGGTAAGTCCATTAGGTTTTCAACATCATACATTAGACAATCGAAGACAGCAACACTACAAGGACATTTTTCAACGGCCTCTTGTATATTTTTTGAATGTATGCGAGTTTGCATTGTCTTGAATAGTTTTGGTCGCCCATCTAAATCAATAGGATAAATCTCCGTATCTATGATAAAACATGAGGGTAAATTTTTCCAATTTAAGACAATTTCTACTATATCGGGGAATTTTTCTGTAACTTGAACACCCTTTCGATTGAAGATGAAACATCTACCTTTTCCCCAGTGTATTTGATACCTAGCCCCATCATACTTATATTCTGCAATATATTCTTCAGGCCATTTTTCTTTAGGAATTGCTTTCGCTAACATTGGAGCAATATAGCGGCCGACCACTAAATCATTTGATGGTTCTATTCCCCTTTCATAATAAGTTAGCAATTCTGGAAGAGAATGTAATTGATTATGTTTTTTAACTTCTGTTTCTTTTTTATTATAAATCTTTGCGAGAAGTTTTCTTACTGTGCCTACGTTAATACCATTTCTAGGAGTTCTAAGCCAATATCTCAAAAACCATTTCTGTTCTAAGGCAGACATTTCTAAAAAATATTGTTGAAAACAGCGATAGGATTCTCCATCACTTTTACTACAATCCATTTCAAGTAATGATAATATCCCTTTCATACCAAAAGAAGAATCTTCCCCATTCCCTTCATTAAAGAAATAAACAGCATCACCTATATCTCCATGAGTATAGATTTCCATTTCTATTTCTTCTTCAAATATTTGCATTGCATTAATTATCCATGTGGTTGCCTTTTTAGTCTTTAAATTATTTACATTCAAATTCAAAGAAAGAATTTTAATAAAGGATTCTTTATCTTCTATCAGTTCCCAATCTTTAGCAATTGCGGATATTTTTTTAGTTGGGGTAGTATGTTCTATTGCTTGGTTTAATCTAGCAAATTCTATCCAATTCATAATTCTCACTCTTCTTCATCTTTTGATTTGAACATACCCATCATTAGCGCATTGGCTAATCCAATAGCGTGTAGGGTTTTATTATCTCCTGCTTTTCCAGCAAGACCCATTACTAAAGTATTGAAGGCTTGCATTAACGGAAGAGTAGCATTCCATAAATGTTGAGCCTCTTCTCCATACATATATTCTCCTTTATCTAAAGTAGACATATGCAATAAATGGAAAAACATAAACCCATGCCTATCCATATCTGTAAATAGACTTTCTAATTCATTCTCAAAAGCATCTGCCATCTCTTTTGGTAGGTTTTTACTCATCCATTCGTGATGGGCTTTAACCCAAGTATTGAAATATTCTTCATTGTATATCCATATCATTTGAACACCTCATTATAAATATTGTAAATGCGGCGAATATGTCTTTAGGATAAACTCTCGCTTTACCTTCCATAGATTCTTCTATACATTTTGCATATTCATTTGCCCACCATTCACACACTTTCGCAAATTCTTCAATTGCTGATGGTGCGTGTTCTCTATTTTCGCTATTATCTTTCAGTATTCTCTTCGCTTCTGCTATTTTCATTTGTATTCACCTTTTCTAAAATTTGTTTCAGTATTTTTATTTCCTCAATATTTAATCGAACCCCTTTTTTAGTGGGGTTATCCTTACTATGTAATCTAATATCAACCACTTCTATATTCCAATATTTACCTTTCTTAATCAGCCACTCATCAGTAGCACTTCTAGGAATCCTACCTAATATCTCCCAATCATCACTAGCCATTTTCACGCCCCTTCAAAATCAAATTCATCATCAGTAGTTACTGAATCGGAAGACCACAAACCCATTTCTGTTGGTTCTTTACTACCACCATCAATTAATGCAGGGCTAAATGTAACTTCAACACTTGCAGAATAATAATTATCCATATCAACTGAATGCATATTCTTAGCCACTTCAAGAGCAATTATACTATTATAAATTGCATCGTCGTATTCCACCACCACTTTTCCATTTTTCTTAACAAGATATTTTGTATCTTTGTTAGTAACATCAGTTACATTTGCTATTCCGAAATTTCTCAAAATATACTTCATATCCTTTACGTTAGATGGCTCTCTCCAAAATTCGGGCATTCTATTTTCCATTGCTTTAATAGAATTAGATAATGCTTGTCCGACAATAAGTTGCCCTCTAAAAGATAGAATAAACTCAACACATTTTTGCATCTTAGTTATGTCTTCTTCTCCCTTTTCTAAAATAACTTTAACTTTTTCTTCTTTCTTTTCTTTATTCATTCTTCCACTTCCAATATAATTATAATATCTTCTTTTCCTTTTTCAGTTATTATCCATTCTTCTTTAATCATTCAATCATCTCCTTCAACAGTTCCCTTGTTGTATTGGCATCGGTGTTCAGTAATTTCACCGCTTGTTCAATACCTTTACGCAACCGCTTGACCTCAGCCAGCAAATCTGGTGCGGCATTCAATAGTGCGGCTGTGCTGTGATATTGCCCAACCGACTCCATCCTCTTCATAGCGTCTTTAGACCACGACCATACTTGGTAATCTCCATTCATAACGTGACCTTCAAATTGTTGTATATCAATCATTCTTCTTCACCTCTTTTATCAACAGTTAATCCTCTTAAACATTTCAAACATTTACGAAATCCTTTCCACGCTGGTTCAAAACATTCTTTGACTGTGCAAATCCTCATCTTTCTCACCTACTAATACTTCGGAAGTCAATGCTAAACAAGTAACTGAAACGGCACTATTCAAAGAAGAAATAGTCACCTTCACAGGGTCAATAATTCCCTTTTTAACCAAATCACATTTTTTACCTGTTTTAGCATCTCTTTGAAGATATGGTATTGAAATATCCCATCCACCATTCATTAAAATTCTTTTGTAGGGTTCATCTAAACAAGAAGAAAATGAGTTTTCACTATTTTGTCTTGCATTTAAAAGAGCATATCCACCACCACAAACAACCCCCAATTCCATTGCGGCTCTAGTAGCATTCAAAGCATCATCAACCCTTTCTTTAGTATCTCTCATTTCTATTTCCGAACCTGCACCAATATTCAACACAGCAATACCACCGAGTAATTTAGCAATTCTTTTCTTCATATTATCTCTAACATAGTCATTAGAAGCATCTTCAAGGTGGCTTTCTATCATAGAGGCTCTTGTCTTGATAGCATCCGAATCGCCGTTACCATCTACAATTAAGGTTTTAGTTTCCCCAACAACCACCTTTACTGCTTGACCTAAATCTTCAAGTTCAGTTTCTTCAGGTTTAATTTCAGTTTGAACATCTAAAAATTTCCCATTTGTTAGTATTGCTATATCCTCTAATAAAGAGTCGGACACATAACCGTAGTCTGGAGATTCTATTGCACAACATTGCACTGTTCCATTCATAACATTTACAATTAGATTACTAATAGCGTGTTGCTCAAGTGTGCGTGAAATAAGTAGTAGTGGTCGTTTTGTTTCAGCCACCTTTTCCAAGATTGGAATTAATTCTTGAAACCTAAGAATATTAAAATTAGAAATAAGAATGTATGGATTCTCCATTTCAGTAATGTTCTTTTCTTTATCTAAGGCTAAATGATGGCTTCTATACCCTCTTTCAATTTCCATACCTTGAGCAATTTCAATATAGGTATTCATATCTTTAGATTCCGATACAGTAATAACTCCATTTTTACCTACCTTTTCCATTGCTTCTGCGATTAGTTCTCCGATATATTCATCATTATTTGCGGCTATTGTAGCCACGTTCTTAATTTGTGTAAAATTCTCTATTGGTTTAGCATTAAGCATCAAATTACTAATAACTTCATCTCTTAAATTACTCAATTCATTAGAAACTTCAACAGGATTACGGCCACCATTAATTAATTCCATTCCACTTTCACAGAAACTTTGGGCTAATACACAAGCAGTTGTTGTTCCATCTCCCGCAGTGTTTTGGGCTTGAGTTGCTACTTCAATAAGAAGTTTAGCCCCCATATCAATAAATTCATCTTCATGGAAAATTGATTTAGCAACAGTCACACCATCATTAACAATAATAGGTTTCCCTTTTTCTTTTAATATAACTGTTCTAGACATTGGGCCAAGGGTTGGTTTAACTGCATTTGCAACTAAATTAATTCCTTCTAGAATTTTTTCTCTCGCTTCATCACCTGTTACTATCATTGGTTTTTCCCCCTTATTTTAAATCTAATTAAAGTCCATAAATTTGAAATAAATTTTCGCATAGTCATTTAGTATCACTTACCATACACAATATACTATTCATGTGAATAACAAAATATTCACCAACAGGTTGTTTCTTATTAACTTCATAAAAGATAATATCTCCAACATCTATATTTTCAACCTTATCACCATAAGAAATTATTACGGCTTTATTTTGTTCACTTACAATTAGTGAACCATGTTGGCTTTTTACAGCCTCACAGACTAACATTTCTCCATATGCTTTTAATTTCATATTATCATCCTTAATTAAGTAGATTCTGTATATCCTTAATACGTTGCTGTAATTTTTGGTTTTCTAATTCAAGTTGTTTAATGTAATCAAATATTGTAGATGCGTTTATTGTATGGCGGCTTATTCTACCAGAATATTTTATACTCTTTTTATATGATTTTAGACTTGCTTTAGGTTTAACAGATACAGGTCTAAGAATAGCCACAGGTTTATCAGCAGGTAACAATTCCCTACCAACTTTAACTTGCACTGCTTTTGTTGTCCTCTTTAATTGTTGTGCTATTTTATTTAAAGTAACACCTTTTTTAACCAAATCCATTAACAATTTTATATCGGTATCGGTCCATGATTTATTATTATTTTTTATAATAAACTGCATTTTAATTGCCTTCAATCTTTCTATTCTTGCTTCTTTGTTGTATTTAACACGGCAAGCCTGATATGTCCTATTTAATATCAAACCAATTTCATCCCAATCTTTGTTGTCTACATTTCTCATACTTGTCAAATTACTTATTTCTTCTTTATTCCATCTCATTTTCTTCACCTTTTTTTCTTCTCTTTTCGTCAATCATTCTTCATCACTATCCAATTTATTATATAATGTATCTAAAGAAAGTTGAAGATTATTTATACATAAGAATAATGCTGTATGGTCTTTAGGGTTATCCGAAGTAATACCTATTTTTTCAAGATACATTTTCATGGCTTTAGGGGTATGCCTTAAATGCCAAACATACTCTCTAATTTCTTCTTTATTCATTCTCCATCACCATCAAAAGTAAAATTATCCCAAATCTTTTCACTATATTTAAAGAACTTCATTTTTTGACTATTTTTCATCCACAACATATGTTCATTATTTCCGAGAACAATTGCAGTTAGCATTTGTATTTTCCATGTATTAATAGTTCTTCTATCAGTTTCGGAAAAATACGCTTTACCAAAAGGATGAGTGTGAATCCAACATTTGACCGGCAGTTTCATTCCCTCTACACTTTCTTCATTAATAAACGACACAAAAGAACCACTACCAACACTAATAAATAAATCATTTTTACTATCAATTACAACTTGAATTTCGCTAGGATGAGAAAACGCCGTCAGGCTCATTTCCCAAATTGATTTCAAAAAATCATTTCTATATGGTTTAAATAAAGACTCAATTACAGAAGAATCAAATTGAGTTCTTATATTCTGCTCCCAATTACCATTTAGAATAGTCTTCGTATTACCTGCCCGTATAATCATCATGCTCCCCCCATAAAACCAACAACCAAATCTTGCTTATTGATAAATTCATGATAGGTTTGATGACCGGCAATGAACCCCCCTGCATCTCTTTTGAGTCCTTTGAATGATTCCCCACAAGCAGGGCAGGTGACTTTAACTACTTCCGCATCAAAATATGTTCCAATAGATAGTTTAATTTTTTGAATAATAGTTCCAACTTCTTCATTCATATATTCACCACCTTGTAATCCGCAACATCATCATTATCTACAAACCATCGCTGAATCCATTGGGCGGCCATTCCAGCAATTGCAACATGAGTAAAATGTATGCCTTCTTTTTCACCTTTCCACTCAGTTGTTTGGCAGGAAAAACTACCACTTGGACCTGTTAAAACGGTATCAAACATATCTTTAGGGGTTTTATAACTAATAAATGCCCCATTTCTCCCCTGCGCCCTCAAATCTAACCACTGCGTTAATGACCTATAAAGTAGTCTTCGCACATCTAAATTATCTGCACAACATATCACCAAATCATAACCCTTGATTTGTTTTTCAGTAAGAACTAAAAATGGTTCTGCTTTAACCACAGACTTGTAACGGTCTTGCATTGCAACAACCTTCTTTAGTTCTATTTCATCTATTTCAAAATTTTGATAAGATATATTTTTCTTTTCTATAATGTCGGGGTCATTTACTGTAATCTTATACAATCCTGTTTTATTCAAAAGAGGAATAAGAAAACTACCTATTCCCCCTGCTCCTATTATTAATATTTTTCTTTTCATTCATCATCACCCTGTTCTTCAAAATTATGCCATTTTCTTAACCATTCTTTAGTTTGCTCAATAGTCATAGTTAATCCTATCTCCCAATTTTCATGCTTTCTAAATTCAGTTAGATACCATTCGGGATTTTTAGTTTGCATATCTTCTATTATCTCCATATACACAATCGCATGTCTTAACATGTCTGCTTTCCATATATTCATTTTCATATTTTCATCTCCAAATAATCTTCTAGAGTTTTTACATCCTTTTTGACTTCATCTATTTTAAATTCAAAGGGTGAATCGGTTAGTGATTCAGTTGGTGTTACTACTGCTATTGCTACAATTGGTTTATTCAACATTGAAAATAGTTTATTTATTATTTTCTTTCTTGCTGAATCAAATTTTAATTTCCCACCTTCTTTCCAAGCAGTATAATTAAATTCTTCATCAATATATCCTTCAATATACATTATTAAATTAAGTAGAATATTATATTCTGCATCTTTTATTTTAGTAGGTGGATTAAATTCTTCATAATTTTCCATTAGTGACTCAAACAATTCTTGTTCTTTTACATCTAATTTCATTCTTCTTCCTCAAGATTTAAACGATACTTTTCAATATCAAATTTTACATATTCTTGTTGAGTTATAGTTAAACGATTAAAATGCATGGTGGCTTTTTCATCCATAATTTCCCAAAAATTTAACATCTCTTGTGTGTTTTCAAAACGATAAATTGTTTCCCTTTTTATTTGCCCAGTTGGATGAACCATTGTTCCCATTTTTATTTCTTTTTCCATAGTTATGCCTCTTTTACTTCATAATCTATATGGTTTTTAGGAATACGATGTTTACGCCTATCAATCATATTACGAATTAATTGTGCGGCAGAATTGATACCATTATCAAATCTCTTTTCAGCGACTTCATCCCCTGTTGGGACCATATCTGCTTTTATTCTTTCAATTACCATTCCTATTTCTTTTGATTGTAATATATTTTTTAATATTTCATATTCAACATGAACTGTTGTTTTTGCTCTCATTTATATCTCTCCTAAATTCTTTTAATATAGTTTCACTAACCTTTAATTCACATAAAATCTTATAACGATGTTGGGGAGAAAACGTGTTTCCTTTTCCATCTCGGTCTTCTCTAAGAGAAATAACTCTATCATAGAGGATTCTACACCTCTCCTTACAAAACTTAGCATTTAATTGCCTTTCTGGTGTTATTCTTTCACCACAAGTTATACATTCATGGTGTTCTCTTAACATTTCTTTACACATAGGACTACAATATGGTTTATGAATTTCTGTATATATAGAATTGGATTTATGACCCCAAAATTTCTCATCACAACTAGAGCATTTTATTATACTTTTTTTATTTTCTGGTCTTATTGCAACACAATCATCACAAGACACCTGATTAGTTCCTTTATGTGGTTTAAATTCATCACAAAAACCACAAATTCTTTCTGGAAAATTAGATTTTTCTTTTATTATTTGGCCTTTATGATTTAGAAAAGTTATGGTTTCATATTTTCTTTTAGCCATAGTTCTTTTTAATGAATTTTGGCGAGTTTTATATCTACATTGAGAGCAAATATTTCTTGCGTGAAAAGTTCCACCCTGAAAAAAACGCTTCTCACAACGACTACAATCTCTCCACATTATCTAACCCCTGCAATAATATCACCGATAGTTAGACCATAGGTATTTTTAATATTCAATAATTTTAATATGTTATTGTAATGCACCCTTATTGTAACCCCTGATACACTAAGAACTTCTGCAATCATTTTTTGAGTAATGTTCTTTTCTAATTGGGTTGTTTCTGTGAAATATATCAGGCCAGCCAAGTAAGGAGAAGTAGGGTGTTTAGATTCTAATGAATTAATATATTCATGAATATTAATACATTCATTGATGAATTTTCTTGATTTTCCTAACCGCAAACAAAATTTCTCTAATAAAGAACCCACATTAACATTAGAAAATACATATGAAAGACCCAATTCTCTAGCAAATCCTCTAGAAAGTTTACTAATTTTCTTAGCCGGTAATTCTAACACTTTAGACATTTCTTGCAAGGTATAAGAATAATCATACTGCTTTAAAACAATATATCCTATTGCGGCGGCTCTAATTTCAAGAGGCATTTTAGTCGAGAAAATACCTTTCTTTATTAGAAGAACATAATATCTTTTCATTTCTTCAATAGCAGGTGCGCTCATATTGAACTCACTGGCAACCATATTACAATATCTAAATCCTCTATTAATTGTCCGTTCATTAGAGGGAATGGAATGAATACGGGCAAGTCTTCTCAATTTATATGCCCCCTTTTCTTTAGAAACAAATCCGCCCAGTGTTTTATCATTATGTCTAACAAGTTCACCATCTTTAAAGGGGTTTTCTTCCATAATCAAACCATGAACTAAACCACAGTTAGGGCATTCTAGTGCTTCATTTTGTTTCACAATATCTATATTACATTCATCACATCTCATTGCGTCACCCCTTTGGGATAACCGTTTTACTTCTCCATCTCTATTGAAACAGCGAAATTCTTTGGTTAGTTTGGTTTAGGGTATGCCTACTATTTAACCTTCCCTTAATAGTTGATACCCTTTCAATTAAAAGATTGTCGTTTAACAGCCCTAATGCTCTAGTTACGAATTGGTCGCCAGTAGGTGAATTATTATCAAGATTATCTACACAAATAGGCCCAATCCAATTTCCGTCAGTTAAGTCCCTGCTATGCTCCCAAAGAAAGGTAGATACGTTTTGTTGGCCTTGAGATTTCAAGCCTCTATCCGTAAGTTTCCAATCGGCAAGTTTACCATTAATATACATGATAGTGGGAGTTTGTGAAACATCTAGTAATTTATCTGGTGAACCCCAATTAATCTTAATTCTATTGGGGTATCTATTAGATAGGTGTATCATTAAATCTCTAGCCCTTTCTTTCACTACTTTTTCTGTTCTATTTTGGCTTAAGAAACAAAGCATTAACTGTTCTTCACTTTCAGTAAGGTTTCTTTTCATTAATTTGAACCATAGTTCCGAAGGACTTAGATTCGACCACTTACTTTGTTTTCTTTTCTTAATATAAGAATTAAGATAAGAGTTGAATTGTTTTATTGTTAATTCACCCCAAACCCCATCGGAGATTTCTAATGCTACATTGTTATCAGAAATAAGATTAGCGTTAAGTCTGCATTCAATCTTCTTTTGATAACTACCTCTAATATCATCTTCTATATCAATGAAGAAATAATATGGCGCACGATTTTCTAATGCATAAGATACCATTTCTGGTAATTGAATATGTTTTATTAAAAATCTCTCCAATTCAAAAGAATCTTCTGTAAAACAAGACTTGTATATAGTTCTAGCAAGGGAAGAAATTAATACTTCTTTATTAGCCATCATACCATTAATATAATACCGAGTCTTTGCCTTATTAAAAAGAATTACAAATCCTGAATCACCAATATAAATTGTGTGGCTAAATTCCACAGGTGCATTTGCGGCTTCTTCTATTGGCCTATAATAACCCCTACGATATGTTTTATTGTAAAGATTTTTACGACTCATTTTCAATTCACCCATTAACCAAAGTTTGATAGATTCTATAAGTGGATTAATTGCACTTCTATATCTAGTGGGGTATAAAGTCACTGTATGATAATGACCCTCTTCACCAAATCGTATCATAGTTGAATCATATTGTCCTGAATCATCGGGTCTTCTAATTAATAATTCGGGCATTTATCTCACTTCACTTTTGTATGCTCTAATACAAGAATCATGTAATTCTTGTTGTATTTCGGTAATATAGGTTAATTGTTTACCACAAAGCCTACATCTAGTTGCAACCGGTCCTCTTAATCCTTTAGTATATTGGGGGTTTTTAGACATGGTTATTCATCTTCCAATTCTTTTCTCTTTTCGTATAAGCAATCATATCTATATATGATTCATGTTTATATTCTATCCATTCTGTAATAAATTTTGGACTTTCTAAACCTTCACGAACCAAAATATTTCTAATTTGTTGGTTTACCAAGTTCTGTTTAGTCTCATCTTTCAAGTTTAAGTTCTTAATCGAATTAATATAATCAACCAAAAACTGATAATCTTCATTAGACATGGAACTTTCCCATGTTAATATACAATCATAAAATTCATGGATATTCATAAACACTGGCACTATTTTTCACCTATTAATTTATGAGATTGGCAATGTATTAAATTAGGTAATGCCCATTTTTTACATTGTTTTTTAGTGGACACACTAATACATACACATCGTTCATGTTCAAGCGGTCCTTCTATTTTACAGGGATAACAATGGGTAGGGGTATAACCCCTTCTTTTACTCCTACGGGTCATTGGGTTTTTACACCTAATACATGTCTCAGCATGTAAAGTATGTTTAAAATTCATATCATATCTCCCAGTAAAAAAATTACATTCTACTGTCTATATGAATATTATGCAAGTTCGGGGAAATCCTATTACAGATACCCCATAAATGAACTTAATTAAAGTCCGCCAACAATAGCGGGAATCAAATCAACTTCAGTCACTTCATCCCAATTTAGCGATGCAATATCACTTCGATTAACCATTTCACCATCAGCAAAAACCCAGTGGGTTGCGTGTTCGTTTATATGGTCCATTATTTCGCTAGTTGCAATCGACATTTCAGTATGTCCTGTTTCGTTTAGTATTCTCAACTTCATATTTCTCTCTCCATTATTTTATTGTTCTGTTCACTTATTAAGGTGTTCTTTTCTTGTATTCTGCCACCCATTACGGTTACTGTTTTCTCGTAGTGGGTTGCAAGATTCTCTAATTCTCTAACTCTATTCTGCATTTGTGTAACATATATAGTTAGGGCATTCTTATCGGTTAATAATTCTTCTACATTACTAGCCAATACTTCATTTTCTTTAAGTTTTATGTTTAATTCTTTTTCTAATTCTATTTTTTTCATTCTTCTTCACCCTCTTGCATTAGGATATTAAATATATGTTTACCAAAAATTCCACACTTTCCATCATGAGATAAATGGGGATATTCTTTTTGAATTGTAGCGAAAATTAATAGTAATTGTATATTACTCTTTATATTTGTAATCATTCTTCTTCACCACTTGGATTTTTTAATTCATCAATCATTTGACTTGCATCTCGCTTAGTAAGGTCTGTATTAGGTATTCCACCTAATTTACGAATATAAGATAATTGTTTTTCTGTAGCCTTATCATCTTCACCTTTAACAATCCTAATTGTCCTAAATAATTGCTTTTCCGACATGAAATTTCCACTGTGAATTTTACCAATCATATCTACTAAAAAGGAGATTTCCCAATCATTATTACCATGCGATTCAGCAGTAAATATTGGAATATTATGCTTCTCACAAAAATTAGGTATTCGCAATGCTATTTCTTTTTGCTCTTTTTCTATCCTCTTTTGTGTTTCTGCTCGTCGCTTTCGGTATAGTATATTTTCCTCTTTTTCTCTAACTCTTCTTTGAGCCTCTTCTGCTTCTTTTCTTTGTTTAATTTCAGCGAGTCTTTCTTTACGTTCTGCTGTTGCAACATTTATAGTTTCTTTATGTTTACCAATATTAAAGTAAAATATCAACAAATCATTCCAAAGTCTATTATTAGGATAACCTCTAATATTGGTTTGCGCTTTAGTATTATCTGGATGATTCCATCGCCAAACAATTGATGCCATAAAATAATGAGGTGTTCCCATTTTACCTTCTGCTTTCTTACGAATTAATTTTGCATATTCAGTGCGAGCAGTTTCATAATCTTGATATGGTTTTCCCTGTCGAGTATTTATAAATAAATCTACTTCACGAACAACTTCAAACATTTTTTCAAATTCTTCCCCATTCTCTTTCCACCACCATTCGGATTTCATTGAATTTACAGCCTCTAGAACCCATTCTTTGACTCTTTCTTCGGTGACTTCATCTTCGGGCATTTCTAAATTTTCTATTAAATGTCGAACAATCATCCAAAATCCAATATGTTCACTACCAACAATTTCAATCCTATTATTCTCAGTATTTTCAATTTCAAAATGCCATGCGATAGAATGCCCACATATACAATAATGTGGATGAGATTGATTATGAGGCGATGGTAATACATCTTCTGCATCATCATTCATTGGCACATACCAAACATTACCAGTTGCTCGCCATTCTTTTCTTGCTTCTTTCCAATTATCCGCTTCGGATAATGCTGTTAGATTATCTTTTAGGGCGATATTATATGCCCCTGTTGGGTCATCCAATCTCCCTGTAATTGCATCTAATAGAACATTACCTGTTGCTACAAATTCCGCTCCTTGTTCTCTAACTCTTCTTGCTATATTCATTTTAAATCACTAATCCTAGTATAAATCCTACTATTGGAATGATGGGTAATACCACTAATATCTTATTAAGAATATGTTGTATTTCCCATGAAAAATCGTATTTACAATAATGGTTATATTCTTCATTCCCCGACCATCTCGGCATAACACCTTCTCCTATAAAATTTGTAAATAAGTGGTTATATTCATCCAATTTATCCCACGGAAATGAAGGTTTGGGAATATCCCAAAATAACTTATAACCTTCTAAATACAAATAAGGCAACACTTCGATTCTTTTTTTTGGTTTCATCCATCCATTTCTTGAATCCCAAACATGGTTTACTGTTGGACTCATCATTCTAATCTCTCCTTCCAGCATGGGGTAAATCAATATCTTTAATCTCCCATACTCTATTTCCTAATGATTCTAATTCTTCTTGAGAAAAAGAGCCCCATTCATCATAATGACCTTGAACAAATCCAAAATGATAACCATTATCATTTAATTCTGTTGCGAACCAATACCAACCACTGAAAGATTCCCAACCCTTCAATACTTTTTTCTTACCAATATACAGCCCATCTTCTCTTGTTTCTAATTTATTCATCTTATTCACTCTCTTTCCAATATTTGTGACTCATATCTTCTTTTCGTATTTGCATATCTATTATATTATATTCTTCTTCATTCATAGCATTCATGCTCCATTGTAAAATAAAGTTCTATAACAAGTTGCACATTCAACATGAATCCATGTATATTGGTCATTGTCGTCAGATAAAACACTTGCTTTAAGTTTCTTATGCCCCTTCGGGCATACTAATTGTTTACTTCTCATATTAATCTCTCCTACCGTATGTTCCATTATCCCTTGCTTCTTCAATGAATAACTCAGCCGCTTTAATAGCATTTATCATATTGTTAATTGCGCTATATTCCATCAGCCATTTTGCTAACTCTAGTGCAGTATCTCCATTTCTCAATGCAATATCTATTTCACTCATTATTCCCATCTTCATCTTCTTCCCATAAATCCATTTCTTGTAAGGTATGTTGGTCTGCTAAATAAGCATCTAATAACTCATCTATTTTCTCATAGATATTTTTAGAAATTCCCGCAATAATGTTTCTTTTCCAGCCTAGCCAAATTTTGTAATAAGAATTGATTACGACCTTTGGTTCGTTATTATCATCAATTGTAATTACAATTGGCGGCATCTCTTTATTATCTATTAATCTAAATTCTATTTCCATATTATCATCTCTTTAGTTGTATTCAGTATGTCGATATATAGACTATCCGAATAGTTGTGACGTATCATTTTCATTATCTCCATTATATTTACCACTCATAATTCTATGGAGATTTCCAGCCGCAACAGGATATAGTGTTTTCACATTATCCATAATTGCACCACAGGTTAGCAATACTACTTCCCACTCTTTTTCTTTTACTGCTTGAACCAAATTATTTGATAGTGATTCAATCAGGCCATTAATTTCCTTTTCAATAGATTCAAAATAATGCTTCATAGAAATCCCTTCCCTTTATCTTCTCGATATTCTTGTATTAATTCTTGTTGCTCAATAGCACCACGGATAGCATCTTCTTCATTCTGTAATACCAAATCGCCCAAATAAATTTCACCATCTATTTTAACAGATAGCCTAATCCAGTTCTCTTCTTTTTTAATTATGGTTGCCCATTGCACCTTTTCTTCTACATATTCATTCATATTATTTCCTCATTATTTTACATTCTTAATCTCTTAAGAACATTTCACTTATGAAACTTCTTTATTATTGGTTAAGTTTGATAACTTGTATGAAAACGAAGAGTAAACATCTTTTCAATGTTTTCAATGTTTTAACCCCCCCTCTCAACTACTACTCTACTCTACTCTACTCTACTCTACTCTACTATATACTACTTAAATTACTTAAATAACTTAAATAATACTATATTATATTAGTTAGGGGGGATAACCCCCCCATTTTCTATTTAAGCCGACTTAAAATAACTGAAAAGATACGACCATATTATCAAATATAACATACACAATATCTAATACCTATATACATATAATATAATATATAGGCAATTGACCTTACCCAATAATACTATCATGGATTCTAGGTGGTTAATAATAACCCCGAATGATGTTATGGATATGATTGTGTTTAGGTAATCTTTAGATAAATGGAGTCATTTTCCATGTGAGAATAAATGTAGTTGAAGGGTATCACTTCAAGACACCATAGGGGGCTAGGATTCACTTATAAAGTGAGCCGGTAAGCAGGATGCACCCTTATTTATTCCTCTAATTAAAATCCATCCTGTTTAACTGCGTAGCAACCATATGGTTTTAAACTGGGATTTAAACAATAACTTTATTCAAGAAATAGAACTGAAGGGAATGTAGATATTTCAACCCATATGGAACTAACTTTGTCGAGTTCCTTGAAGAGATAAAAAGAGTTGTTAAGGCATGGGATTATTCAGCAGAAATACCACCATAGAAACAGAAATTAAAACGCAGGAGCAACGGTTCGTTATTGAGGTCGGACACAATCGTAACAGTGAATTGATTATCAAGAAGATAAGAGTCAGTGGCGATAATTTAGAAGAGTGCATCGCAGACCTTCAATTAGCGTTGCAGGATTTTAACATTCTAAGGGCAGGGAATGAATGATGGTGCATCATACTCATACTTTTACTGGTGCAGAATGGGCCGCAATTAAAGAAAGCCTTTCGCAAATACAGGGGTTCTTGCAGTTGTATGATGCCAACCCCGACATAAATCACATCAATGAGATTTGCACAAATGGAGAAATACTATATCGAATATGCCTTCAACCTTTAGGGAGATTTTTTGATAGGGTGGTTGAATAATGTTGTGCCAATGGATGAGATTTCAATTAGAAGATGTTGCTAGGATGATTGGAGAGGTTGCGAGAGTTATGCACAATGGCGATATATTCAAGGATGATGAAGAACAGTATCTAATCGGTCAATGTATGGCTTGGGTTATTTTTGAAATGAGAACAAAATTACCAAATGAGGATTTTGATGAAGTGGCTTTTGAAGAAATGATAAACCATGCTTTTGATTCATTCAAGCCAAAGAAAATGTAGAAAATAAATTTCTATATGGTTATGGGCAAAGCCAAACCATATGGTATTAACTTTGAGTGCAATACCCCGAAGGGTTTCTATGATACTGTCTTGGTTTGCTTCAAATATTGAGATACTGCTTTAACGCCTATTTTTTCAATTGCACATTTTAGACATATTGCTGAACCATCGGAAATCCATATCATTGCGAATCCGCAACACATCATTTCAATTTGGCTTAAGTTATCTTTTATCTTTGTTCTAAAGTCGCTCATGTCTTAATCAATTATTATTATTCATAAGGTGAACCAATCTCAAAGTTTGTTACCATATGGTCCGCTTTGCCAGCACCCCAACAAAGGCGGAGATACCCACCAATGTTGCCCAATTACTCAGTCACCGCCGTTGGTGTTGGGGCGACCAGTGACGGCACACCTGCTTTGTTGAGGGTGCCATCCCACTGAATTGCAGTGGCATTATTGTCGGTGTAGGCTTTGTAGTAGCCGGTGAATCGACTCCTGATATTCTTTGACTTTTGATTCCCGTAGGATTCGGCGTCATCGAATTGGGCGTAGTTGGCCTTACCTCGCATCCTCTCAGTTTCACCAAAGAGGGGGTGACTCGCATAAAGAGCAGTGAGTCCGGTTGCATAAACCGCACAAATCGAGGCTATCGAATCCTGAACTCCTTGGGGGAGTGAACTTTTCGGGCCAATTGTGATTGGTGAATTTTCCATAGTTGCGAACATATTAGTTATGTTCGCCCAAAATCTCTTTCTAAATTCAGGTTGTATATCGCCTTGCGTCAATTGATATTGAATTGGTGCGGCGGCATCGCCTAAATCATTTGTTTCCATATGATTAGTGACCAAAGCCTTGCGGCTAGTCCACTTATCGTCATCCATACTGTAATCTGCTACCATATTTATCTCTCCGTTATTGGGTTGGGGGTATCTCCATCCAATGACGACAGATTCATTTATAACTGGTTCATACAAAGCCGAACCATATGGTTTTAGATTAAACTTTCAAGATGAATGAAAGACTTCATCCTTTTTAAAGGGTAATCGTGAAAACAGCAGACATATTTCACAGCATATGGTCTTAACTTTGAGATTAAGACCCCGCAGGGTGCTATTACCTTTCACGCACCGCCTTGCCATCGGCCATCTTCATCCAATAAGGATAAGTTTATGATTTTGGCTCTAAATCGGGATTCATTGAAATTTGGATTATCAGATTTTAATACTATACAAAATGAATCAATTAATTCATGCTTCAATTCACCTTTTGCTAAAATTCGGGCAATTGCCTCATAGTGCCTACGTTGAAACATTTAATCATCCCTTATCTGTGAAATTGTAGTCACGGCTCTTTCGCCGTCTATTATTTTTCTAATTGCTGAAATACTCATAACTAATGCAACGTATCTTTGACCGTCTGATGTAGTATAAATCTCACAGTCCTTGAAAGCATCTTGATTTATTGATATTTTGAGGGCGGCACCTACATTTGACCTTCTCACATATCCAACTAATAGATTTTCACTCATTTTCATCACCTTTGAAATTTGGAAGCCAATCTTCAGGGCAACCATCATTAAGAGCATCAGTAAGAGCCTTATTCCATGCTGTGTTGAAATTTTCTTCAATTGCTATTGCTAGATGACCCCAAGTAGTTCCCCACTGAATTTTGACGCACCATTCATCAACTCTCGGTTGAACACCAATAATACACTTACCAATCCAACTTTCATCGGGCATACCGTTACGGCTTATCCCCTGTCCTGCTATCCAATCTGTTCCATGCTTAGTTACCATACCCATTGAGGATTAAATCACTCTTAAGGTGCGTTACTCAAAGTTTCTTACCATATGGTATTAACTTTGGGGAATAATACCCCGAAGGGTTAATTTGCTACATAATGATATGTCGCAGGGTTCACCTTAATGCGTGAACCATCCCATGCTTCACCATTTAGATACCATACCCAATTTTTCTGCACGATATGAACATTAGGTAAACCGTTGAGTCGTTCCTTTGTTGTTACTGATTGCCAGCCACCATCACAAATATACAAATCTCCGAAAATATCGAAACGGGCTATACAGTTACCATGTAAATACAACCCTCGTTCAATGTTACCTATTCCGAGTATAACTTGAGTATTGCCTCTCTTGAATTTATACCTATTTCTAAAAGCCCTTACTGCATCAATTGTTATTTGTCTTCGTGCCATATCCTAAGCCTCTATTATTATTCTTAAGGTTCTATTACTCAAAGTTTAGAACCATATGGTTATGCTTTGCTAAATAACCTTGAAGAAAATTAAACAGGTGGGGGGGAACGCTGATGTGAGCGATAGAAAACAAGCCTGACTGACCAAACTGTTCATTGAAACGCTCCCCCCCCTTGAATGTCTAATTAATGGGAGAGATTAAGGACAAAAGTAGTTGTGGCCGACACACTACTACTGGATGCCCTTGAATCTCTCCTTGAATGTTTAATTGATTCTCCTTTCTTTAATAGTCCATGGTGGGTTTACTACCTCGTCTATCATTTCGGCAAATCGTCGTTTGTTGCGACCGTAAATTGCACCAGTCATTCTGTTCGCATCTAGCATAATTCGGGTGATGGCTGTCTTATTCATTCGGTCGATGTAGTTCTGCGCTTTGGGTTTGTAGCGGTATAGTGGTTGGTAAGAGGGTTTCCCATCTTGTAGTATTTCATATACTGAATCACTCATGCCCATAGTCATTTAATTAACTTATTAAGGTAGACCACTCAAAGTTACTACCATATGGATTGAAATATCTATCGTATAGGAAGTGTTGGGAAGATATATAACATAATGTTGAAAGTTTAATCTAAAACCATATGGTCCGCTTTGCAATTTTGACCCCGAAGGGCGTTAATTTCCATATTTCTTCATTGTTGCATCAATTATGCGCTGGATTCGACTATTATCAAACTGCCCTAGTGAATATATCTTGAAATCCTCAAATTTTCCCGAAATGTAGTCTATCCTATGTTTGGGTTCATCATATATATTTTCAATATCCCATATATCCCTAGCAAACTCAAATAGATTAGTATTCCGAGTATAATAGAATAGGTCTATTGCTCCTTGTAATGAAATCATTTACTTCAACACCCCATTAGTCCATGTTCCCCATGATTTACCCATAGGATTGCCAAAAGACATTTTACTATAAATGGCTATGATAGTTCCGTTCTCTAGGTTATCATCAAGGCAATAACTACCACCACCACCAAACATTGAGTAGTTATATCCATATATTTCTTCTCCAGCCTCAAGCCTACGCTTTAGGGCGGCTTTGCTCTTTGCTTCTACATACACCTTCATGTCCTAATCATTTTATTAGACTTATAAGGAACTTATTGCTCAAAGTTTAGTTCCATATGGTATTAACTTTGAGATAAATACCCCCATCACTCTTCCTCATCATAATCTCCATCTTCACAGTTACAATATCCTGTAATTATTGAACTTTTACATCGTGGGCATATCATTCTTCTTCACCTTCTGCTTCTTCTTGAATTTTTCTTAAATATCTTTTTATCCCTATCCAAAATGGGTGATTCATTCTACTTCACCTTTATTTTTGGTAAATCTTGTTAGTAATACTATATGTTCAATGAGACATTTTCCACTACTGCATATGTTAGATACATCGGGGTCTATTACTGTATCACAATGTAAGCATAATGGGGTAAAATCACTCATTCTTCCTCACCACCAGTTATCATCTTAATATTTATTACATTAGTGCTATTCAAGAGTATTTGTTCTTCTTTCATTTCTTTTCTATACGTTACTATTACTCTTGCTTGTTGCCATACCAAATATAATTCATGTTCATATGTTCTCAATTCTTCTATACTAATTTCGTGCATTTCTTCTGTTGTTTTTAATTGACTCATTGTTTCACCTTCGTAAATTTACCTTGTTTGTCTCTTACATTGTGATTACAATGTGAGATTGCACCTTCTACATCCCTCAATAAAACCATAATTGAGGTCCAATACTTCTTTCGCATATCTGCATTTGTATTACCCATTATGATATTCAATGCTACAACAGGGGCATAATCATCATCTAGTATATCCGTATTAACACAATCAATTTTTTGAGTCCATTTTTCGTCACTCATCCAATATGGGGGGCATTTATCCCACTGTATGTTTTCTACCATACCTTAATGATTCTTTATTGTTTATCAAGGTTGATGCAAAGCCTACAACCATATGGCTTTGTAGAAAAAAACTAATATTAACCGTCAATAGCACTTTAAACAGCATTACGACCAAACAATTGATACCAGCCACCATATCTATTACCCCCCTTGTTATGGGATATGTTGAAGTGACTTTTTCATGGCCGAAGAAGATGCAATTTTTACAATCATTAGTAAGATTAATTCCGCCATTGTAAAAGCCCAACGTGATGTTAATTCTGCTAATAAAACCCTGCTAGAGACTAAAGAACTACTGCTAGAGGTGTTAGAGTTGTCTAGATTAGATACATCTCAAAGTAGTTTGCAGGATTTCGATAAGAGTGTATTGAGTTTGAAAGTTATAAAGGCAATGTTAAATGATGTGAGTTGAAGTTGTATTGGCTGGAAATAGATGAAAAAATAAAAAAACAACAGCAAAGAAAAAATTTGCTGAGACACTATCATAAGCGTTATTATTGGAGAGTGTGATAATGTGGAAAGGGATATTGAAAAATGGAGAGAGATAGAATGGGTTGGCAAGCCATATTAAAGAAAGAACTTGTTTCTTATGTAGTTAAAGAGTCTATTTGGAAAGAAGCCTATGGATTATTAGGTGCAAATGATAGAAGAGTTTCAACTGGTTATTTTGAGGCATCCTTTGATGAAATAGAAAAAGTATTAAATAGAAAACTTACTCCACATGATTTTGCTTTCTTTAGTGCAAACTTTGAAGGAGATGTAGAAAGACATTTAGGACTTGCTAATTATAAACTTATGCTACAATTATTTACTGATGAAGATTATCAAATAGAATCTTTAGAGGGTGAAGAAGATGATAATATTTTAAGACTTTCCCGTAAAGAATTACAAAAAGAATTGGAGAGGTTAGAATGAGTTGGTTTGAAATTCTTAAATTTTATATATTTTATCATTCTACTACTGAAGAAGGATTAAATGCGTTTAACAATGGAGAACCTATTAAAGAAGGAACATTCATGTCTAAAATTAAAGAGGGTGCAAGGTTTAGGAGAAGTATTGGGATTGGATTGATTCTGTTAATAGAAGTAAAAAATGGCCCGGGAAATATTGGGATGAATGGATAGTAACTACTAAGCCTATTATTGATTATAAAATATTAGAAGTAGAAGATGGGTGGGAATAATTATGTCTTGGAAAAATATACTAAAAATAGGTAGTTGTTATGAAACTGCCTATTCTTATATTCTGGATAAAGCCACGGCAGGTAATGAAGATTTAATTCTTGTTCATGCAGATGTTATTGGAACAGGTGGTAAAGTAATGGGTATGTGTTATGGTCACGCATTTGTTTTAGATGGTGATAATGTTATAGATACAGAAACAAATATAACTATACCTTATGAAGAATATAAACAGTTAGGGAAAATAACAAATGAAAAGAGATATACCTTTATGGAAATGTTACAAGCGGCAGTGAAATCTGGTCATTATGGTCCGTGGTGAATAATTATGTGGAAAAGGATATTGAAAAAAGGAGAAATTTAAAATGGGTTGGTTTGATGCAACGCAAGAATGGGTAGATAATATTAATTATTCACATTATAAAAAGGGTATAGTAGAGATTGTTGATAAAGTTCGCAAATTATTACTTGAGGCTGAAGAATCACCCCATCTTAAAGAAGAGATAAAAAAAGAAATACTTGAAATAGCATCTAAAAGAGAATTTAAACCATTAACGGAAGAATTGCCACCATTAGAAGAAGGTAGATTAATAGATACATATGCCCTAATACCAACTAAACATAATAAAGATTGGCGAAAGCAATTACGAAGGTAATAATTATGTGGATGAATATTCTTAAAATAAATGAGAGTTCCGAATTTTGGTTATATGACCCTCAAATAAGTTCTACTGAAATAATTAATATGATACGCACACCTAAAGAAAAAGTAGTATTTGATATAAAAGATAAGGCTAATGGTTTTCCATTTGATATAAACAAATTCACAGATTTAGCATGGGAACAAATAAAACGAGAAAAGCCAAAACACTATAAAAGAGAATGGCGAGAAGCAGAGGTTGGAAAAGAATATGCAAGGGAAAAAATTATTCACGCATTTTTAAAGAAATATACGGTTATTGTAATAGGTGCTACGGAAGATGATTGGAGAGAAGTATTACAATTTTTAAATATGTATCAAGTAAATCCGTGGAATGAGTTATTATGGGGAACTATATTTGCTTGGCCTTATCCTAAAGATAAATTAAAATTTTCTTCAAATCATGATTGGATAATTGGTAAAGTGTATTATGTTAATGAAGATAGAAGAATAGATAGACGTTTATGGCAATCGGCTAGAGTTGGCGATAGTGATGAAAATATGCATTGGTGGAAAAATGAATAGTTGGAAGGATATTCTCAAAGCCCCAGTATGGGATGTTGAATTGCCAAAAGGTAAATATTTCACTTTAAGTATAAATGAAAAAATTGATAGAAGTAAATCTTACAGTAAACATGGTATGATGGGGGCCGCAGGTAAACCTAAAGGTTTATGGTTTAGTTTTACTGATAAGCGTAATTGGATTGATTGGTTAAAACATAATGAACCAATGTGGGAATATCATTATGAATATCTTATTACTTTTGATATTTCAGGTAATATTCTTAGAATAAAAGATAGAAAAGATATGGAAAAATTAATGGAAGAATATTTAATTCCTCATGCTGAAAGTGGAATAACTTCAACCCTTGACTGGAATCGTTTATCAAAAGAATATGATGCGGCTATTTTTGAATATCATGGTGTTGGTTGGCAAGGAGAATGGGATGAAAAAGGACTTCCTACCCCGATGCATCAGCAAAATTGGTTAGATGCTATTAGTGTTGGAAGTGGGGTTGTTTGGAATTTAGATTCTATTACTGATGAAAAGGTATATGCTCATCGTAAACTAAAGAGAGGACATAGACGAACAAGAGCAAGAAGAAATATCCCCCGTAAAAAACAGAAAGAGGCTGTAACAATAACAGGTAGAGCGCATGGAGATTGGGTGATAGAATGATAGATAGAGATAAAAAGTCATAAGGTTGGATTATGTGGGATTGTGCAGTGAGGAATAAATATGGATTGGGAAACCCAAATTAAGAAGGCAAAAGTGCAATACTCAGGCACTTGCCCAATCTGTAAACAATTCATGAGACAAGGGCAGGAATGCCCATTAAAATTACCCCCTCAAGGTGAAGGATTACAGGCTAAAGCCTATTGCCCAATGAGAATAAGCGGAACTACAAAAGATAATTTAGAAATAACTCCACCAATTACACAATTTAAACCGAGAGGTGATTAAAATGAGTTGGGAAAATATACTTAAAGGTGAAAACCCTTCAAGATTTGAAATGGAAATAATAATTCAAACCCACACAACGCTTTCAGAAAATTGGGGATTATTGGCTTTATTTATAAATGATTTAAAAGAATTAAAAAAATTAATGAAAATTAGTCAGGAAGATGCTCAATCAAAATGGGAAGAAATGAAAGGTGAGAGATTAGATATAGAAGGCACTTTTGAAACAGTAAAGAAGATGTATGCATATATTGATAGATTATTAGGAGAGGCTTAATATGGGTTGGAAATGTATTTTAAAAGAGGACTTAATGCATGATAATATTAAATCTATAATGGATAACCTATCGGAAAATCTTCAAAAGACAATGGATTTATATACTAAACTAGACCAAAGTATAGCGCAAGAAAACAAAGAGATGTTACAAGTGGAAATGGGTGATATGGCTCTTGCTTTATTAGATGTGATTAAAGCAAGAGGGAATCTTCAAAGAGCATTATTTAGACAAGAGGAATTAGCATGAAATGGGAAAATATATTAAAAGAAGATGAAAAGTTAGTTCCCGAATTAAAAGAACTTCTTAAAGAATGGGAAACAAAGCAATATCCTTCCGATAAAGCCCGATGGAAGGAATACCATAATGATATTCAAACACTTTTAGCGAGAATTATTTCATCAAATATTAAAAGTAGAGGTCCATTTACAAGAGAGGATTAGAATGGAAAAACGAATTAAAATAATAGAAGGTAAATATAGAGTTGAATCGGAAGGTGGTCGTAATATGGGAGAATATATTAGTGAAGAAAAGGCTAAAGAAAGATTAGGCCAAATTGAACATTTTAAGAAACAACCACACCCACTTGAACAGACACAATTTGTTAAACAATATCCTCAATATGTTGATGAATTAAAAAGTGAGATACGATTTCGTAATATCGGTCAAAAACAGGCTGAAATATTATTGGCTAAAAAATATAATTTGCCAATTTTAGATAAATTGCAACCGAAAAGCCGAGCAACAAGAAATAGTTGGGAAAGTGGAACATGGAAATCGGATGATAATTGGTTTGAGATGTTGAAAGTTAGTGGTCCAGTTACTAGCACTACTGCTGGTATTGCTACTAGACCACTTTTCGGTAGGAAGAAGAAGAAAATAATCCTAAAAGCCCCCGTTAAAAAGACTAGATTTTTTCGCTATAAAACTATGTTATTCAATCAAGAATTTGGAACATTACATGATAAAGTTCAACAGGAATATATAGATTGGAAAAAGACATTAGAAAGTAAAGGTCTTGCTGATATTGGTATTACTGGTCGGGGTCATAGGAAGGATGGTTCACAGGGAAAAAAGACATTATTAGAACACATTGAAAACCATATTGAAGCGGCAATTCAAAGACCGGGCCAATCTCAAAGAAAAGGTGTTAATTTTGTATTAACATATCTTGATGAAGTTATTTTACATGAAAATTCTATAATTACACAAAAGGATGAGGATAATATGTTGGCATTCATTGGAGATATTAAGAAATTTTGGGAAACTGATTCTAACCCTCGTAATATTGTATTTACACAGCCTCGGTCACTTCGGCGTCGTGGTGGAAAATGGATTGAAGTTGGAAAAGAAACGGTTTACGGGCATTATCGAACCCCGATGTATATTGATAAAAGGAAAAAAGTTGATGGAAGTGAAAAGGAACTAGATGCAGTTGATAGTTCTTGGTATGATACTGCACCTGATACATCTAAACCACCATTCTATCAAGCGATATTCTCTAATTCATCTTTAGATGAAAGTGTTGGCAAACCGATTACTAATGGTATTTTAGGTATTTTGGAAAGGTTTGAAGAATCCCTTGGCGATGGACTAGGGAAACCACCAACAATAGTTATTATTGAAGATAATGGGAATATGAAAGATAAATTAGACACCTTGAAATTATTGCCTTCGCTAAAAGAAGAAATAAAAAAGGTAATGAAAAATACTTCTATTTATCGGGGCAATACTGGTAAAGTGATGTATGGTGGTGCAAATCGTCTTATTTCTCTAATAGAGAATATTAGATTCAAAAGTAATGAAACCACTACTAAATATTTGGCTAAGATTGCAGAAATTAATTTAGAGGCAGATGAAACCCCAATAGCATTAGAATCAATTGATTTATTTTCTATTAAGTTCACTAAGGCAACCATTGATAATTTGATTAATGAATGGGTTAGGGGAGAAGGGCAATTCAAATCACCAAACAATAGACCAATGATTCTCGCAACAGATACTACTAGTAAATTGAAGCGTTATTCTTGGTATCAGCAATATCTTGATGCACAGAAAGTTGAAAAGAAAGTTGTTAAGAAGAGTTGGACTGATATGTTATGGGGTTGATTAATATGGATTGGAAAGAGATAATTAAAATAAAAGAAGAAGAAAATATAAGAGAATTTGAGGCTAGACAATCAGGTTATCCTGCTGGTGGAGAAATATCTCATGAAGATGCACTAGCCCATGATGCAGATTTAGTAAATAGACCTTCGGGTGTTATTGGTATGGATGAATGGGAGCGTTTAGCCGAGTATGTTGATGAACCAAAACATTTTGTTGAGGCTCTAAGAAAATTGGAAGAAATTATAAATTCGGCAGAAATGCGAGGGGGAGAATCAAAGCATGATTTTATTAAACTTCTAGCGCAAATAGTTGGAAAAGTCAAGTGATTAATATGGGTTGGGAAGAGATATTGAAAACTTCTACTTTAGAAGTTAAACTAAAACACATGGTAAAAGATGGAGATTATAGTGATAGTAAAATGGCTTGGGCATATAAAAGAATGTGTAAGGCAGGTAAAGACCATATTAGTGAAGGTCTTAATGGTATAAATTTAGATAAAGATTTAATGTATAGTGCTATTGGCTATGCTCTTGATGCTTATGCTTATGTAAGATTAGATGATGAAAGTAGAATACCTGAATTTGATGATGAAAGTAGTCAAATATATAAATTACTTCAAGAAGGTTTAGAAATTTGCAAGAAAGCAAAACAAACTAAATTATATGAAAAGAGAAGTGAAGCGGATAAGAAAAGACAAGAAAGGACTCGTCGAGACTATCCTAATTGGCGAGAAGATGAAACTGAGGCTGAATATATGGAAAGAACCGGAGATTTTGTGTGGTGATTAATATGGCTAAAACTCGCAAACATTGTAAATTGTGCCAAAGTGCCGATAGGGAACAATTAGAGGAACGCCTCTCAACAATTCAAATTACCCCCGATGATTTAGATAATGAAATGAAATGGCCTAGTGGGTCTTCTGCGAGACACTTAAGAAATCACATGGATGGCGATTATGCCAACCAATCTAACCCTAGATGTAATCTTTGTATAAGCCCAAAGAGAATAGAATTAGAATTGGCTATTGTTAATGGAGATATTTCTGCAACTGATATTGCTGGAAAAATGAAAATTACCCGCCAACAAGTTCTCAAACATATGGATAAACACCTTAAGCCAATTGTTCAACAGTCTGCCGCTTTGGAAATTGTAAAGAGGGATTTAAGCGAAATTGATGTTTTAGGTGATAATATTGGAAAATTAGAAGGTAAAATAAATCTTCTTTTTGCAGAAGATGATTTGAACCCTAAATATATAGATAGTTTAACTAGACTTGCAAAAGAGATTAGAGAGTCTTTGAAATATCTTTTGGAATTTAAAGGGCAGTTGGTTCACAAAAGACAAGATACCGTTATTATTGCTCAAATGAATATTGTTCAAGAAGTATTGGCGCAACAACACCCCGATGTTTGGTTAGATGTTAAGAGTAGAATGAAGGAGAGGTTAGAATGAGTTGGAAAGATATATTGAAAAATTCGTCTATACAAGAACTAAATAAAATTTTAGATTTTATTAAATCTAATAGAAGTCTTCTTACAAGAGAATCTAATCAACCTATTGTTGATGGAAATTTAACAGAAGAAATTGCTGAAAAAATATTAAATGACCTTAAAGGTGGTAAAAGTTCACCATATAATCAAATAGATACTGATAATGTAAGTTTGCACATTGATGATGGTTTTGATTTAAAAATTGGTAGTGGAGCAGACAATTATTTTTATTCTTTTTATACTCAAGATTATATCACTATGATGAAAAATCCAGAAAAGGTGTATGCCTTTGTAGTTAAATTTATTGAAATGATAGGAAGAACACCAGAAGAAATGGATTTAGATGAAACTGCTATGTCTTTAAAATACATTAAAGAAGGTGGTGTTCATTGGGTTCCTAAAGACCCTGATTCTAAACCAAAAAAAGCAACACCCACAGGATATAGACCATAGGAGAGATTAGAATGAGTTGGAAAGATATACTGAAAATAATAGATTTTGACGCAAATGAGTTTTATGTTGGAAAATATAAACAAATTGAACAATATGGTGGTCCAGAAGAAGGCGGTTGGTGGTATTTTAATTACGACTATTTAGGAGAAAGTGTGGGGCCATTACCAAAGAAAGAAGCAATTGACGCACTTAAAGCGTTAAACAATGACCGAAAACCCCCAAAAGAATTTTATGAAAATTTACCTGAAGAAGATAAAGATATTGCTAGAGGATTTACCATTTCATCTGGAATTGTATATAGGTTAGAAAATAAAAAGGGCGACCAACAACATATGAAAAGGGAATATTATGAGTGATTACAATTGGAAAAATATATTAAAAATAGGAACTTGGAATGCTTATATTAGAGATTATGATGGGGGTGGGTATATGAATATTCTTCAATCAATAGCAGACCCTTCATATGAAGAAGAAGCAGAAGCGATTGAAACGGATTCTCAAGATGAAACATATAAAAGATTTAAGATGATAATGGCTGTTGTAGGTATGACTGTTCAAGGAGATAAAAATGAAGGAGTAACAAGAAATCTTATTAGGGGGTTTCTACAACAGGGTGGCTCTAATGCTAATTATTGGTATGTAATTAGTCAAGTAAAACCTGCTGATGATTATAAACCTGATTTTAACCCACATAGTAGTGAAAGTGTAAGAGATTTAACGGAAGAATAATATTTTTAAGAGAACAGGGGAAATTAATATGAGTTGGCAAGATATACTTAAAATAGACATTACAATGAATTGGCAAGATGTAATTAAAACATCATTGCAAGATTTATTTAATCAATTATCTACTTCTCAAAAACAAGAAGTAAATAATCATATTAAAGCGGGTCTTACTGGTCAAAAGGCTATAGAAATAATTCAAATGAAATATGGATTAGGTAGTTTTAAGGGAAAATATGAGAATAAACCACAACCACCTGAAAGTGCTTGGAGAGAGAAAACATATTAAGGAGAATATACAATGAGTTGGCAAGATATAATAAAAAGTAAATCTCTTGATGAAGTAGACCAAGATATTGCTATGTATATCAATATATTAAATGGTTATATTCCACAGATTGAAGAAGTCTATAATGAAGATGATTTGAATAAAATAATTAATTCTTTAGTTAGTATGCTACAATCAACAATGAGGGGAAATTAATAAGGAGAGATTACAATGAGTTGGAAAAATATACTTAGAAAAGGAACAGCGACAGCGACTCGTTCTGCTGAATTGTGGGCTATGAATGATTATGAACTTTATCAAGATATTTATAAATTTATAAAAGAAAAAGCCCGACAGGGATTAGATAAAGATGAAATTTTTAATGCGGTTGTTAAATTTCTTCCTGAGAGAATGGCGCTTTTGGATGGTTTCATGGTAGAATTAACTGAATATGAACCCTCTGATGGAATTAGTGATGTAGATTGGGTTGAAGTTGTAAAAGGCTATGAACCTGAGATTGAAGAAGCGATTAAATTTTTTAAGGAATGATTACAATGGGTTGGCAAGATATACTGAAAAAAATAATAACTGCTAGAGAATTTCTACAATCTATTCAGGAAAAAACAGGTGGAGAGATTACAGATAAAATGAGAGGAAGGGGAAAATGGAAAATTGATATGATTCTTTCTCATGATGCTGGATATATAAAAATTATACAAAAGGGCATAAGTGAATTTGCGATTAATGTTAATGGGAAAGAATATTTAACTACTTATAATTTAAATAAAATCCTTCCTGAAGTTTTAGAAATGATTGGGAAATGATTTTATGAGTTGGCAATTACTTTTGCTAAAGGCTAAAGTTAAGTTACCTAAAGATGATGATAGTGTTTGGGCAAATCAAATCTTAAGAACTGAGGCTTTAACTGATGGTTTTATTTCCGATATTAAAGCGGGAAATTTTGACCTAAAGGGTATTGATTCCACGTTAGCAGAATTGCGCTTTTGGAAAGAAAACCCCAATAATGCTGAAAGTAGAGAAGAGATAAGGACATTGCGACAAGTAAGGGAATTTGATGTTTCTCCCCAACAATTACAGAATAGAATTAAAAGAATAATTACTGAGGTTTTGCCTGTTTTAGAGGGGAAAAGGAAAGGTGGTAAACAAAAAGCAGGGCAAAAAGGGGGAAAGGCCCGAAAATATGATATTTCTAAAGAAAGCATTAGTGAAGTATTAGATACCTTTGAGGAATTAACAGAAGAAGAACAACATTTTTACATTAAATATTGGAATAGGGTATTTATAGATAAAAGGAAACATGATGAGTATAAACCATTTTTAAGTCATAAATATTCTACAATGATGAAGCCAATATTAGAAAAGATTACTCTTGCTGATATTGATATAGAAGGGGATTTATCTTTATTAGATGCTAGAGTTGTAACTGTTAAATCTAAAGATGATTTAACCCGATTTGGTTTTAGTGAAGAAAAAGGATTTTGGAAGAAGATTGTAGATAAAAAACAAACGATTAGCACTAGAGGAGAACTTGTAGATAATGTTAGAATGGAAAAACTGCCCAATTTTGCGCCGCTACCAATTACTAAAATCTTTGGTTTGGTTAAGAAAATTAAAGATGATATTACAGTAGAAGAATATACCATGCAAGAACCCTTTACTGCTGGCACTGCTTTAAAATATCTTAATACTATTGAACATCATACAGAATTATTTCTTACTAAAAATATAAAAGAGGCTAAAAAGGCCGCAGGTGTGGGAAAAACTGTTCATTTTGTGGATAAATATTTACGGGGGATTCTAGAGTTAGAAGAGGAAGATTTAGATAATTTTGCAGAATCTTTTATCAAAAGTATGGAAACCAAAATTGTTTCAACTGCTAAGTTGCAAGGCTATTATGCTCGTATGATTCATAATGCCTTAAAAGATAGTAATTGGTATTGGAAAGATTTTGGGGAAGAATCTTATGATTCCGTTAAACACGCTATTTTCAAAGAATTGACTGGAAGAGATGGAATATTTAAGGATAAATTTAACGAAGTTAAAAGGAAAATTGAGGAAGGTCAAAAAAGAGAAAAAAGGGCAGGTGTTACCCCTAGTCAAAAGGAATTTATAGAATTAATTATAACAACGGATTTAGATAATAATTTATTTGAGAGCATAGATGATGTTGCAGAAGAGTTGATTGAAAAATTAAAAGAGGCTTCTCCTACATTTAGAGGAGATGAAATAAAAATAGGAGAGCAATCTTTAGAGTTTTTTACAACTACTCAAAAGGATTTGATATTAGAAGTTTTAACGATGGTGGATTCCTTACCCGATAGTGCTAATTTAAAAGAAGAATGGGAAGAGATACAAGATGAGAATGAAGAGGTTGAAACTCAACTACGAGATTTTTTGGCTCAACAAGAACAAGAATATGAAGTTGAATTTAATAAGGATGTTTTTTCAACCACGTTAGAAAAACAATTTGCTGAAATAATTTACAAAGTGTTACAATCGGATGAACGTCTTGATGATGTATTAAGTGGAGAAGTAGTATTTTCAAAAAATGTTATGGCTGGTTTCAATTTCACCGATATAGTTAATGCAATTATTGTTCTTGATGATATTTACCATACTGGTAATAATTTAGGTCAAACTATTATAGAATTGGAAGAGGGAAGAGAAGAAGATTTGGATTTTAATGTTGATTCTCCACCATTAGTAGAAGAAATAAAACAATTTACTGGGCAGTTCGTTAATGCTATTCCCCAATTACGCACAAAAATTACTCAAGATGTTGAAGATAAAGTTAAAGATATTATTGCACACCCCCTACATTATAAGAAGGAAGCGGCAAAGGGGAAAACAATCTTTAAAGAATTAATTAGGAAGGGTATTATAGAGGTGAAATCTAATGAAGTATGATAAAGAATTTTTAAATTCTCTTAAAGATGATATAAAACAAAGTGGATGGACTAGAGATATTCGTATTAAATTACTCGACCATTTGGCTCAACAAAATCCTCAAAGCGACCCTACTGAAAGAAGGGAAAAGATGCGTGAATTAAAACAATATATCCTTTCACCTTCTAAAGCCCATCCAATAGAAGAAATGTTACCTATTGAGGAAGAAGAAGAAAAGAAAGTATTTCAGGAAGCCACCTTTGATAGAAAATTTAAAACATATTTTCTGTATAAAAATGCTCCTTTGAAAATTGCTGATATGAGACAAGAAGGTTTCAAATCTTCTCTTGTTAAAACTAAAGGTGAAGCGTTGCGACAAGATTTAGGAGATTTCTTTAGAAATGTTGCTGAATTATTGCAATCGGATGATGTTGCCTTTGAAAATTTAAAATCATTAATTGGAATTTATAATAGAGATAATGAATTGAAGACTAGGGCAGATAAAGAAGCCCAAACTTATGTTGATATTGGATGGGCAGATGAAATTGGAGATATGCAATTAAGTAGATGGTCTTCTAGAGATAAAATTTACAATTATTGGGCTAATATATATGGTAGGTTTGATGATTTAGAAACATCAGTAAAGGAATTTTTGCAACAGGCAGAACTGTTAGAAGAGTCGGACTTTAATAAAGATAAAAAGAATGCATTTAAGGAATTTCATGCTGATGTTGATAAATTGAGTCGATTTGTAAATGAAAAGCGTTTGAATAATTATGTATTACATTTATCAAAGTTTGAAACTTCTACCCCTGATACTTTAACTAAAGCAATTAAAATAATGAATTTATTTAGTAAATTAGGGGGGGTAATTAAACCCGAAAAGGAAAAAGGAAAAGAAAAGGGAGCAGATTGGTCTAAAGACCCCGAAGGCGCAAGGGTAAGTGGGTGGGTTGACCCAACTCAAGAAAATCTAATAGAAGATTTACTTGATGATTTTAAAGAGCGTAAAGGTGGGATGGTGAAAATTGAACTAGACCCTATTCAATGGTATGAAAACCATAAAGATTTTGAAAGTATTAAAATTTCCGAAATTGAATTACACCAAATAGAAGAGTTGATTACTGGTAGTGAAGATAGGGGTGGATTAAAGCATTTCCTTTTTGACGAATATCCTCAATATAAAGCGTCTTTTGAAAAATGGTATGAAGATTTTAAGAAACAAAGTATGTTAAGTGAGGAAGATAAAGAAGGATTTTATCTTCCAGTATCTCCATTTATTATTGAGCAGGGTAGAAAAATTGGTTATGATAAAATAGAAGATGAAAAAGGTCGAAAAAGAGCAAGCGCAATGGATAATTTAGAAGATGATACTATTGAATTTTTAGAATTAGTTGTGGAAATTGATAAATCAGCCACAGATTCTTTTTCTGTATATCAAAGAAAAATGACTGGTAAAAACCCCGATAGAATAATGGTTGAAACTTTTAAAGAAAGAAAAAGACCGGCAGTGAGAGGTAAAGGAACAAGATATATACCGGAAAAACTTGATGGTGCTTGGAATAATATGATAAAACAAATTAATTTATATTATTTAATGCCAGCAAGTAGTAAATACGTTGTTCAACAGAAAGAAAGACCGAGATGGGTTAAAGGTCGTCAAGGGTTAATATTGGCTCTTAAGGAAGCCAAATTAAATCCAATAGGGGCATTTCTTGACCGAACTTTAGATTATGGTTTAGAAGGAATTACTGCTAGGCAAATAAATAATTTAACTGATTTTATTGATATGGTTCGTCAAGGTGGTGTTAAAAATTTCCGCCAAACGGATATATATAGAAGTGCTAAAAGAGCAGTAACTACTTTGAATAAATTATTTGGGAAGGAATTTTCTCAAAAGAATAAACAATCTATTGGAAGCCTTATTTACGATATAGGAGAAAAAACTGGCTATATTGATAAAATGAGAGAAGAAGTTAAAGAAATTCCATTATTTATGGGAGAAGATTTAGCAATTCTTGATGCTGAATATCAAGAACAACAAGGAAAACAACATCTTTATCCAATTGATATGCTTAGATTTGCTGTTGAATCTCCAGAATTTACTGCATGGCTTGGTATATCGGAAGATAGAGATATTTGGGAAGAAAAACTAGGTCAAGAATCAATGTTACCACCAGCCACAGTTAAAGCCTTAATTAAATTAAAAAATACATTAGAAACATTTCACAATATGGATAGAATAAATGAGAGTTTATTATATGCTCACGATACTATTAGGAAAATGGAGAATAGACCTATATTACATGCTTCTTTATCATTAGTAGATATTACACATATGGATAAAATTCTCACTAAGATGGAAATTGAATATGATTTAGATTTAACTGTAACTGAAATTAATAAAATTGTCGATGCAGTTGCTTCTTATGATTCTATTGCTAGAAATTATGGTATTAATGAAGATGCCGTTTATACAATTAAATCAATGTTTAGGTGATTATGTGGTGAAGGAACTTCCCGATGGCATTCATCATATGACTATGGATAGTGCCGTTGAATTATGGAATGAAGATAATCCTAATGATTTATATTCAAGAGGGGGAACTTTTCATTCCATTAGTGGGGATTTAGAAAACTGGTTAATTAGAGTAGTTAATGGAGAAGTCATTGGTCTTTCAGGTTTTACTATTCAGGGTTCTTTTGCTTATGTTGGTGGAAATAAAGCAAGAGAAGGAACTAAAGGAACTATGGTGGCTATTACTGAAGAAAGAGAAAAATGGATTCAAAAAAGACCTAAAGTTGCTGGTTTTAATGCTAAAAGAGGTAGTCAAGAAACATGGATGGCGAAATTAAGAGAGTGGGAATGGAATATAAATCCAGACCAATATGAGGGTGTTCCTGAAGAAGTTATTACTACAATGAAAGAAAAATATGGGGAAAATTGGGGTATTAAAAAGGGAATATTTTGGAAAGATATTCTTTTTAAAGATGAAATATTAATTAGAAAAGATTGGAGATATGAAATTTTATTATAAGGGATGAATATGTTAGAAGAATTAGATTTTGGGCAAAAAATGGATATGGAATTATCCAAAACTTCCTTTCCATATTTTTTTACAGAAGTTCTTGGGTTTGATTTTACCCCATTTCATGAAGAATGGTTGGAATTAGTAAATACTACTGATAGGACTGTTATTGTTTGTAGTCGTGATTTTGGTAAATCAGTATTTATGCATTCATGGGCAGTTTGGCAATTATGTTTCCAGCCGCCGCCATATCAAATGTTATACATTTCTTCTAATCATAAACAGACTATGGTTCATATGAGAGAAATAGATAAGATGTTTAATAATCCAATAATTACCCATTTTAAACCTTCAAGGGGGTGGGCTGTGGGAAATATTACTCTTACAAATGGTAATTCAATTCTTGAAAGGTCAATTGGTTCTCAAATTCGTGGACTTCATCCACAAGAAATTATTATTGACGACCCTCTAAAAGAATTTAATTTAACGGCCATTAAAAAAGTAACTGATTGGTTCTTCGGAGATATGATTCCAACTCTCCACCATACAGCCTCATTAAGAATGATTGGAACACCATTTACTTATACGGATATTTTTTCATTATTAGCCAGTGAAGAATATTCTAAAGCCTATACTGTTAGAAATTATCCTTGCCTTAATCAAAATAATGAATCTCTTTGGCCTAAAAGGTGGTCTTATGAAAAACTCATGCAAAGAAAGGCAGAAGTTGGTTCATTAAAATTTACAAGAGAATATCTTTGCATTCCTATTTCAACTGGAACAGCATTATTCAGTCAAGAACATATAGATAAATGTAAGAAAGCAGGGAAGAAAGATATTTTACATCTACGTCATAGGAAAGACGCTGGTTACAAGTATTATGCAGGAGTGGACCCAGCCATTTCAACTGATGGGGATTACAATGTTATTATTGTTCTTGAAGTGGATGAACACCGCAATAAACGAATAATTTATGTTGATAGGCAGAAAAATGTTGAATTTAGAGAAAATATCAATAAAATAAAATTTATTGGAAGATTATTTGAACCAGATATTATTTATTTTGAAACTAATGCTTTTGCTAAATCATTTACTCAAGAATTACGCAATGAAACTGATTTAAATGTTAGAGATATAACTATGACTCGACGTAAAAAAGAAGAAATTATTCTTAATCTTCAAATGAATATCGAAAATACTAAAATTATTTTTCCTAGAGGTAATGACGAATCTCGTAAAGTAACTGATAATATAATTGAAGAGTTATCTATGTTCAGTATTACAGATACGGGAAAATTTGAGGGGGTTGGGGCGCATGATGATTTAGTTATGGGGTTGGCTTTAGCCAATTCTGCTACCCATGATATGTTAGAATCGTTTGTTTTGTTGGAAGACATGGGAATATTTGATAGCCCTAGTCCACAGGAACAGATATTGGGGGGTGGATTATTTGGTCTTAATTTCTAAAAATGAAGAAGGTGAAGAAGGTAAAAAACTTCGCTTAGAAGCAGAACATATTGGAGAATTAGCAATTTTGGCAGATAAAAAAGACGAAGTTAAAGAAGATTTAGATAGTGTTCGTAATTGGATAAGCACCCTTCCAATTAATGATGATTATGAAATAGCCATTGGAATTTCTAAAAAATATAATGTGAATATTTCACAAGCGAAACGCTCTTTAGAATCATTTCCTAAAGAATATGTGATTAAAGAGAAAAAGATTCCAACACTTGTTAAAGATTTAAAGAAATTTAGAAGAACCCTGAAAGGTGAAGAAAAGATAGAATTTAGTAAAGGAATTGATAATTTAATTATGGCTTATTCCGACCACCTTTCAAATTGTATTAAATCAATATATTGGTTATCTCCATATGAAACCCCATTACGGCAAATGCGTTATACAGAAGCAGATTTAAAGAAAATACATTCAATTAAAGATAAAACAAATAGACGGGAAATAATTGAAAGCCTCTGTAAATATTGGGAAGCAGAATTACATAGAGGTGTAAATTACAATGAAGATTATTCTAAATTAAGTAAGAAAATGACTAAGGCTAAAAGAGAATTTAGGAAATGTATTAATAAAATTCCAATTCACTCTATTAAGAAAAATATTTCTTCTCAATTAGATGATTTTGTATTGAAGTCAGTATGTGAAAATCAGGGAATTTCCGCAAGAAATATTTATGATAAATTGCCTTCTAAATTGCATCGGAGAAGTTCTACACAGATGATTTGTAAGGTTGCAGATAGGTTGGATATTACTAATATTGAAGGTGAATATTATAAATTAACAGATGAAATTAAAAAAGACCTGTATGCCTATACTGCCGCTTTTATAGATTCGGATGGTTATATTACAATGGATAGAAACCACAACCCAAGAATAGGTATGGTTGCTACTGGAAATCGTGGAAAAGCCTTCGTTACTGAGTTACACAAAGAATTAGGAATTGGTAAATTACATTTAGACCAAAAATCCCCACAAGGAACTCGCCCTGTAAATAGACTTAATTTTTATTCACAAGGAGATATTACAACATTAATTGGAAAATGTAGACCTTATTTTCGTATGAAGGGAGCCAATGCTGATATTCTTACAGAATTAATTCGTATTAAGAAAAACCATAAGAAAGAGCCTTGGGCTAAAGAAAGAATGACTGAACTGTTTAAATTAATGAAATGGGCTAATCATGCAGACCATGTAAATTATGATTTTTCTAAAGATGATATTGATATTGAAAATATTTCTAAATATAAAGATAATTGTAAAATGAATACTATGACTGAATTAGAAAGTATTGTTAAATCGGATAAAGTTAATCGAGCAATTAAAGAATGGATTATTGAACCTTCAGTCAATTTGTCTGCCGTCCCTGCTTATTTTAAAGATAAAGTGCATTTCATGTATATACCAGATATGGTTAATACAATTGTTAATCAATTAACAGATAAGGAAAAAGAAATAATTAATAATTTAAACGAGGATGAATCTGGAATTTCTTTTGTTAGATTTCCACAATCAGTTATAGATAAAATAATGAATGTTGTTAAGTTATGGGAAGATAAATGGGATAAATGGGCAGAAACAAATAAAGGTAATGTCGATGAAGTAATAAATGACCTTGAAGAAATTGAAGAGGAAAATGAACTTACTGAACATGAATGGTCTAGTGTTGATGATGCAAGTGATTATTTATTTGAACATAAAGGGCCAAAAGGAGATGAGGGAGAATGACGGAAAAGCGACGATTTTCAGTTATGAATTTTTTTAGGAAATCTACACCTGTTCCTTTAGACAGAGAAATTTATCAAATGGGCATTCAAGAACAGCATCATCCTTTAATGATGACTGGGCCAATTATTTACCATATTTCTCAAAGTTCTGTAATTTTGCGAACTTGTATTACCCAATTAAAGAATGAAATATTTAGAAGAGGATATGAATGGTCGTCTAAATTTGAATTGAAATGTGAAGATTGCGGAAAAGAACATGGTAATATTGTGGATAAATGTGCTGAATGTAAATCTAATAATTTACGAAAACCTGACCCTGCACAAAAAATATACGCAGATACTTTTCTACATTGTGAATATGTAAATGAATCGGAACAAATGTTTATTGATATTCTTAAGGAATTAGAAGATGATTTGAATATCATGGATGACGCATATTTAGTTCTAGTCAAAGAATATTTCCTTGATGGCAATGGGCAGATTAAGGCGCATAGAATTAAACAATTATATAGGGCTGACCCAGTAACTATGGCTATTGTATGTGATGATGATGGCAATAAGGGTGGAAATGCTTTTACTTGTATTAATCATAGAGATATAATAGTTACAGAACCTTTTGAGAAATGTGATGAATGTGGATGTGAATTATTCCCTGTTCATTATACTAATAGAGCGCATGGAGAAGAACAACATTTCATTAAAGGAGAAGTTCTTCATTTTAGTAAATATTCTCCTAGTAGATTATATGGGTCAAGTCCAATCATTACTATGTGGAATCACTTAACAACTCTTATTGCTATGGAGAATTATATTAATCAAGCCTATACCAAAGCAAGAATGCCTAGAGGATTATTGGCTGTTCAAACTAGAAATATTGAATCTATGCGAACATTTTGGCGAGGTGTTAAAGAAAAGATGGAACAAGATGCCCATTTTATTCCAGTGATGGGTATTGAAGCAGAAAATGGGAAAGGTTCTGTTGAATGGATTAAATTTATGGATAGTTTAAAAGAAATGGATTATATGGCTGTTAAAGAAGATTTAAGAGATAGGATTTCAGCATTTTATGGTGTAAGTAAAATTTTCATGGCTGATAGTTCAACTAGTGGTGGATTAAATAATGAAGGTATGCAAATTCTTGTAACTAATCGTGCAGTTGAAATGGCGCAGAGTGTTTGGAATAAGTATGTATTTACATTTATTGTTAAACAATTTGGAATTACTGATTGGAATATTGTGCTACCACCTTCGGAAGAAGAAGATGAAATTGCTACAATGAGAAAGCGTGAAATTGAAGTTAATATTGCAGGGCAAATTAAGAATCTTGGATTTGAGGTAGATATGGATGAAGAAGGTAAATTCATTTATACAAAACCTGAACCCCAACCCGAAGGAGAAGTTCAAGAAGAGGAAGAAATAGAACGTGACCCTTATGCTGGAACAGATATAGACCAATCACAATTAGGGCAAATGATGGAAGCCGGAACTAAACCAACAATGGCCGAAGCAGGGCAACCAGCCAAAGTAAAAGCCGCAAGTCCTAAACCTAAAATGAGCGTAGGGCCACCTAATCGGAACAAAGGTTTACCAAAAGAAGCCGCAAATAATAATGTAGATAGAAGGACTGAAAGAGGCGGAATTTAATGAATTGGAAAAATATATTAAAAGAAATTACACCACCACAATTTAATAATATTGAAGAGATGGTTTTATGGATGTTGAATAACAACATTAAGAATGGTCGAGAGATTTCTAATAAATGGCATGAAAATGTGGGTCAAAAGACGCAATATAGAGATGTAGAAACGCAGGGTTCGGTAACAGATAATGCAGTTATAATTCTTGAGCCTTTAACTAAATATATTACTAGAGATATGGGATTAAGAGAACAATGGATTAGTCTTTTACAACAAAAAAAGATAATGGGTGATTAAAATGACTTGGGAAAAAATACTTAAAGAGAAAGTGCCTACATTTGAAGAAACAGGGGCCTTTGATGGGCCTTGGGAAGAGGATGAAAAAGAAACTATAACAATAGATAATGTGAAAGATTATTCACCAAAAGATATTTCTTCTTTATATTATAGTATTAAATTAATTATGCATAATGCGATGGGAAAGGGAGATAAAGCATTAGATATGAATAGTGCAGTTGAACTAATTATTGGACAAGTAGAATCGTATCAAAAGGGGAAATAATATGGTAACAAGAGAAGAAACGACAAAAATGAGAAAAAAACTAATGCAAGCAGAAAGGATTCTTACTCAGCAAGAAAGAGCGAAGATGGAAAATACTGATTACAGGCCAATGAATTTATCTAAAGAAAAGGATAGACCAGAACCTAAAACAAATGAAATTCCTAGTGTGATTCATTTGCCTAAACAAAGAAAACCTAAAAAGGAAAATATACCATTTTATTGAGGGATAGTTATGACTTTACTTAAGGCATATTTAATGGGAATAGATAACCCCTTTCTTTTGCTTAAGCATTATCTTAATGAAATTAAAAAGCAAAAAATAGGTGATTATGCTACTCAATTAAGGTCTAATTTAGATGAATATGAAGAGAAAGTTCATGGTGAAAGATTAGAAAAGTTGAAAGAGGCACTTGATAAATTATTAGAAACTTATCCTGAATTAACTGAATTTCCAAAGGGTGAAACTGAAAAAACATTTCCTACACTTATTGAAATGAATATACGAAGAAAAAAGATTAACTTAAAAAATAAAATTAAGATAGGAGATAAGCCCCCTGAAATAGAAAGGAAAAAGGCACACAAATATAAACAACCACTAACTGAAAAGCAGTGGCAAAAAATAAAAAATGAATGGATTAAAGAAAGAGAAGCAGAACCTAAACGTATTCCCGCTGGAAATTTATTTACAGATAGTAAACGATTATCTAGTTTAAGAAAGTTCAAAAAATTATTAGATAACGTAAAAGATAATATTCAAATTTCTAGAATAAAACGAAGGATAGATAACTTCATTGATATTGAGAATGAAAGACTTAGTGAAGCCAAACTTCGTAATATTACTGCTTATGAAGGTGCATCAACAATGGCCCCAACTAGTGTGGGCCTTGCACCAGTTAAAGGGCAAAAGACCAAACTTAAAGCCTTTAAACGTAAATTAGTGGAAATTAGAAGTTCATTAGTTAAAGATAATGTTCTTGATTATGCAGGTCGATTAATTTATAATGAGGATATTGAATCTTTAGTCTTAGAAATTATTGATAATCCAAAAAATGCACAAATATTTGAAAATGTAGAAGTGGGGGCAAAAATAGATATGACGGCAGAACCCGAAATCATAAAACTACATGAAGATATTTACAATTATCTAACGAAGGACATTACTTTCCCTGATAAATATGGTAAAGAAATTACAGAATCATTAGGTAAAGCCATAATGTATGTTTATGAACAGAAAACAGGTGTAGTTAGGGCGGAAATTCAACATAGGAAGGAAATACTACGAAGATTGCAAGAATTACAAAATATTCCTAGAGAAAATTTATTGGGTAGATTAGGAGAAGAAAGGTATGTTAGTCAATCTAGAGCAGAAAGACACGCAAGAAGACAAGGCGAACCCGAAGTAGAAGAAGAAGCCGAAGAAGAAGAAGCCGAAGAAGAAAAACCCAAAGTAGAAAAACCATCTAAAGCCGAAGTTGCTGATAGATTAAATATAATAGAAGAACTACTTAGTGGTAAAAAAGACCCTAAAGGTAAAAAACGTGAATTGGGTAGTTTGAGAGAGAAAGAGGAAGAGAAAGAGGAAGAGGGGGGTAATTAAAATGAATTGGCAAAATATACTTAAAAACCAAAGACCCGATTACCCTGATTTAGATGGTGATGGTAATACTGATGAACCAATGGTTGATGCTCTTGCAACTGTTGAGCAGGTTGAGTCTGTTAAGAAAGAGTCTTTATTAAAAGAAGAGAGTAAAATTCTTAATGCTCTCGATTCTAAAAAGAAGAAAAGCCTTAAGAAAACATTACAGGCGGCAGAACCAACAGAATATTTCGGTCAAGATTATACTAAGTTAGGAGAGTTAATTGATATGATGGAAACATTGGATTTGGTTAAAGATGATTCCAAATTAAAGAAAAAGATGAAATCCATTAATGAGCAAAATGTTGATATGATTGCTACTGCCAGCAAACTTCGTAAGCAGTATGAACAATTGTATCGTCAAATTAGAAAAATAGTATATCCAAAAAGTGCAGGTAGTTTGAGGGATAAGAAATGAGTTGGAAAAATGAATTAAAGAAAGATGCAGAAGACGAGATTTGGCAAGAACAAGAAAGACGCCCTAAGCAAATAATGGGTGATAGTGAATTAACCATAAAAATATTAGCCGAGTTTCTTTTGAAATATAATACAACACCCGATGAGTTAGATAATCTGTTTATAGATAGTCCAGATTTTAAAGAATTACAATCTACATTTGGAAAATTTTATCAAGAAAAATTTAAACATTTATTAAGAGATGATTAAAATGAAAAAAGAAAATAATGAAATGATGGATTTACTGAAAGAATTAGTATCTCGCATAAAGCAAATAGAGCAGACGGTTTACAATAGTGATAACCTTTTAATGAAATCAGGTATTGTGAAAGTTGAATCTCCTACTCCTATTATCACTAAACATGATACTATTCCAGATTCTAACAGTATCGCAAATATGAGTTGGAATGATATTAATACTTTAGTTGGAAAATTAGGTGGTGATTGAATAACTTGGGAAAATACAATTAGAAAAGAAAGTGTAGAATGGAAAGCAGTTAATAATGTATTAATGCTATTATGGAATAATCATCCACCAACATTAATTATGAATATTTTTAATAAAGACCCTGATAATTTTGAAGAAGAGAATCAATTTGGTTATTATGATAAATTCTTACAGGCAATTTCATCTAGGCCGGATAAAGTTTGGTCTATGTTAGATAAAAATAATCAAGAAAGATTAGTAGAACTTGCTATGGAAAAATATGGGTGATTAAAATGACGAATAAAGAAACAAAATACGCAGAACAATTAATGAAATTCATCATTGGTGAAGAAGTTAAAGTTAAGAGAACAAAAGGTGAAAAGGTCAAATTGAAGGAACTTGGCGTTGGACATCTTTCTTCGGATAAAAGTCAAAGTGTGAAGTTAGGTGAAAGAGAATATGCAAGTGGAACTATTTCTAAAATTAAAAAGGATTCTGCATGGTCAAGAAAACGACTTGGTTTAGAACCAGATGATACTGAACCTAAAAGATTAGGTGGAGCAAAAAGATTAGGTGGAGCAAAACAACCTAAAAGATTAGGAATGAATATAAATGTCTTTAATAAAAAAGTTGATGAAGTTTATACTATTATTAATCATTATGTTGAAAAAGGAATTTTAGATTATGATAAGGATTTAATGGAATTTACAAAAGTTATAGATGCTATTGCTGATAAAATAAATTAAGGTGATTTTGTGTGCCACTTTCCGTTGAAAAAGAGAAAGACCCTTTAACTATTAGGATTATTCATTTTTTTGAAGACTTCCGAATGGGTTATCTTTCTGCCCTATCCGACCCAAAGGTATATGCTAAAAAATGGATGAGTAAAGTTAAGACTTTAAGAGAACAATGGGATAATATTGACGATTTTAGCAAAGTAATTAAAGATGTAATTGTTGAAAAGGATTTATTTTCTAATGAAGCGGAAAATGTTGAAAGTGATACTGCTAGGCATCTTTATGAACAGATTAAAGATTTACGTTATTCTTCCGAGAAAATAAAAGACCCTTTCGTTAATAAATTCAAAACAGAAGTTTTAGAAAATTTATTTGAAGACGTTTCTATTTTTGCTAAATTTATTCATTGGGCCATTCGTCGTCATGGAAACGCATTATCCGAAGATGCGTGGAAATCTAAGGATTTAGAACCAGATATTCTAACTGATGGATATGTTGGCCTTAATCTTGCAGAATCGGATATTGCAAATTTTATTGTTGAACATTATGGTGATGATAAAGATACTAAACGTATCAAGGGAAAATATTTAGCGGCTAAAAAATTACTTGAAGAAATTTACATTGCTCAACATAGTTCTTCTGCTTGGAATAATATCATTAGTTTAAAGAAAGCAGAAAAGTCAGCCATGCATTTTCTAATTCCCAATAAACCAATGTATCGAATTTTCGACATTGATGATTTAAAAGAACTTAAGGGATTCACTGGAGATTATGTAGTTCAAGAAAAATACGATGGTATGAGGATTCAAATTCATAAAATAGATAATAAGGTCAAGATTTATTCTTTTAATGGAAAAGATATAACCAAGTATTGTCCTAAACAAATAGAAATTATGAAGAAAAAACATTTTGGAGATTGCATACTTGATGGTGAATTAATGTTATTTGATGGGGAAACTCCATTACATCGAGCAGAAGTAGTGGCTCGCATATTCAAAGGTAAAAAATCCAACGGTGTTTTGAAGGCTCATGTATTTGATATTATGAGAAATGAGAATACCGAATTACATGATGCCCCATTATCCGAAAGATTGCAAATTCTCTTCAATAATTATTCCATCCATTCGGATGAATTTTTGGCCTTTCCATCTAAAAAAGATACCCGTTTTGCGGATTCAATAAAACAAGTTGAAGATTATGCAAAAGAAATAATGGAAATTCCCACGGCAGAAGGTGTGGTTATTAAAGACCTTACTTCTACTTATTTTATAGGAACAAAGAAAAACCCCAAATGGATTAAATGGAAAAAATTTGTAGATTTAGATTTAATAGTATTAGAAAAGAAGACAACCAAATCTAATATGTTCACCTATACTTTAGGTGCTGGTCCTGTTGATGAAGAATATAAGAATACTAAAACCATTAATGAAAAGATATATCTTAATGTTGGTAAAGCCCTTAATACTAAAACAGAAGTGGATATTGGTGATATAATTCGGGTAAAGGTAGATGAAGTTAAGAAAAATAAAGATGGGAGTTATACTTTGTTTTCTGCTAAGGTAATTGAAATTCCTGAAGTAGAAACACCAGATAAATTAATTACTTTGGAAATGTTATCTAAAGATACTAAAAAATCATTAAATTATGATGTTAAGGCTTTAGAGAAAGGATATTCTATTACTGATTCTATTCATGGAGAGGCGACCGTGATAATAAAAGGAGAGATGGATGGGTTTACATTTTATGGTTTTGAAGAAAATAATTTAATGGCTAAAAATGCATTAATAGATTTAGATGTATGGAAAATCCAAATAGAAGATATGCTCAAAGAAGAAAAAGCCTATTTAAGAGTCTCAATTAGAAATTTTTTACTTGAAAAAGATGGGGAAACTCTGTTTTCTGAAATAGAAGAATATGTTAAAAAGAATAATCCAAAGGAATTTAATAATGTATTTGGTAGTGATTCAAAGAAAATGATGAATTGGCTTAGGCATCAAGAAGATATTGATTATTTAGGTAATGGGAAATTTATTGCTAATGAAGGAACATTAGAAAAAGCATATAAAACCCCTGATAAATATAGAAAAGGGGATTTTAAAATTTATCATAATAATGATACTCTTTCAATTCTTTTTAAATTACACGATACTACAATAGGATGGGAAATAAAAATAGAATCCGAAGATGATATATTTTCTTTATTTGGCAAATCTGGTAAATTCCCTGCCCAAATTCAAACTAATTTCCGAAAAGGGAAATTAATAGATTCTGGAGATGTTGAATTAGGGGTTCAAAGAAATGGTTATCATGAATATATTTTACAAGGTAATAAATTCGATACAAAATTTCATGTTAGAGTCATACCTGTAAAGGATAAAAAAATATGGTTGGCGTGGACTGGATTAGAAACTAAACCTGTTGATTCTAGTAGTGATGATGGTATATGGGATATTACAAATGATAAATATTCGGATTTAATGCCGGAAGAATTAAAATAGTTGTTTTAATTTAAAGTTAAATATGAGTTCTGCTGTTATGCTCAAAACTATTAATCCCTTGCGGCGAGATTCTTTTGATATTCTTAAAGCAGATGATTTGGTTATTGGTGGTTATGCTTCTATTGAAATGGTGGATAAACAAAATGATTTAATCACTTTAGAAGCATTACACGAAGCAGTTAAGAAATATATGGTAACGCCTAAATTTAGAAATGTAATGACTAATCATTCTAATGTTCAAGTAGGAGAAGTTGTTCCCCAATATAGAGATAAAGAAGGTAGATTATGGAAAACTGAGGTTGATGATGTTGGGTTTTTCGTAGTAATAAAAATAAGAGAAGATATTGAAAAGGCCAAAGAAGTTAGTCGAGAAATTAGAGATGGGTCTTTGCGCTCATTTTCTATTGGGGGTCAAGCCTTGGAAAAGAAAAAGAAAACTCATAAAGAATATGGAGATTATAATGAAATCTCTAAATTAGAATTACATGAAGTAACTGTATGTGAAAAGGGAATTAACCCCGAAGCAAGATTTGATATTCTAAAACAAGATAGAGGTAATGGTATGAATGAAATTGAAAATGCATTAAACGAGTTAAATAAGACTTTGGATAAGATTAATAATAGCGATAATTTGGCAAAAATAGAAGAATTAACAGAAAACAATATAAAGAACCTTAGAGAAAATACAGAAACAGTAGAGGGGGCAATTGAAATGTCGGACTTAGAGAAAGATGAAGAAGAAGAAGAAATTGTAGATGATACCATAGATGCATTAGATACAGATGTTGGTGATGATATAGAATCCATAGAAGGAGATAATCCTAATATACCCGAAGAAGAAACTTATAAATCGAAACCAGATTTGCCTACGGGTCAAATAGAAGCCGGAAATGCTGGAGAAATGGTGTCCGATGCGCACCCACAATTAGATAGTAAATACATGGCTAAATATGAAGACCAATCGACTTTAGATTTATCAGTTGAAAATCTAGAGAAGGCTTATACCCAATTTAAGGCAGAACAATTAGAAAAGTTGGCCTATGATAAAATTAAGGATGGCTTTCAATCACGTTTTGATACGGAAATGGTATCAAAGACTGATGAAATTGAAAGAAGTAATTATGATGCTAAGTTAGAAGTGGATTCACTTAAGAAGCAATTTACTGACCTATTAGATTCACTTAAAGAAGAAGAGAATACCATCATCCAAAAACAAGAAGAGGTAATTGCTGAATTAAATATCCCTAGTGGAGAAGAAATTGGTAATATGGATTGGAATGATATTAATGCTCTAATTGAAAGGTTTGAGGGGGCATAAAAATGACTACATATATTAATACAATTAAAGACTTAGAGGCGGCTACTTATGGCTATGGATTGAATGTAACTGGGGGAAATGCTCTTTTGAAGAGTGCTGGTGGTGTATTTCAAATTGGTTCTGGTTTTGCTGGTTCTAGTGCTGATGCTCTTAGTTTAAATGGAACTGCGGGCAGTAATCTAACTGCACTTTACAATATGGTTTACGGTCAAAAAGTATGGTCGATGCTTAATCAAGAAATCAACCCACTTTCAATTCTACCTAAGCGGCCATACACTTCAAGCGGTTGGAGAGTAATGACCGCCCGCCCTCAAGGTGGGAGTGGTGCGGCATTCTCCGTTAATACAACAACTGGAAATGCAATGGGTGATGACCAACCTGATGGTGATTTGTTAGGTGGCGTTGGTGAAAACGAAGAACTTGCATCAACATCTCTTGTAGCACTAGCACCAGAATATGCAACTCTTTACATGAATCCAAAGATTGTCGCTCATATGTTTGATTACAGCGAATTGGCGGCAGAAATGGCAAAGATTGATGATGGTGTTGGAGACATACGAAAATTGATTCGTGAAGATATGGGTAAATTCCATGCAGAATCTCAATCAGTAATGCTGGTTATGCCTCTTGAAAATTATGATACTCTCGGCGCAGATACCAGTGGTGGATTGATTAGGCAGAATTACACATCATTGAATAAGATAGTAAGTAGCAATGCTGAATTGGCTGATACTACTGGTATTCACAATCTTACTTCATCAACTAATCTAGCAACACTTGATGATGATGTAACTACTATCTATGGAGCAGACCGAAGAACTGCATCATATCTTGATTCCGAAGTAAATTTTGGTGGTAGTTATGCTACAGCAGGTCGGGTAATGACTCTAAGTGTAATAAATGCAACAATTCAAAACCTTCGATTAAATGGTGGAACACCAAAGGTTATTCTAACAGGGTATGATACAATACAGGCAATTTCTGATTTGTTACAGGCTCAAGAAAGATTTATGGATTCTAAAGAAATTATTCCTTCTCATAATGGGGTAAAGGGTGTTAAGGGTGCAGAAGTTGGATTCCGAGTAGCAACCTACTATGATATTCCTATGATTCCGTGTAAGGATATGGCACAGACTGGTGCTTACACTGGAACAAAAATATCCGATATGCTTCTATTAGATACAGACCACCTTTGGTTTGCAACTATGAAACCAACCCAATACTTTGAAGATGGTATTTCACATGGAAATCCATTTGGTGTCGGTGTTCTCGGAAATCGAGGACTTTACCGAACAATGGGAGAAACAGGATGCACTTTCTTTAAGGGTCAAGGTAAGATTACCAATCTTTACTGAGGTGATTAAAAATGGCATTAGTAAAAGCAGTAACAATAATTGCAGACCATAAAGGGATGACTAATCCAAAAGTTGTAGGTGATGAATATGTTGTTGATGCATATTGCGACATTACACAAATAGTTGCGCTAGGTTCAGTTATACCTGCTAGTGATTTTGGACTATCAACAATTACTGCGGTTTGCATTACAGGTGATGATAACGTCAATAATTCTACTAATTATATTATACCAACAGTAGAATGTTCAGCAACAGGTGCTTATGAATCAAATACTTCGGTAGCATTTAAATTTACCACAGTAGCAAGCGGAACAACAGTTACATCTGATGATAATGGCGGAACCGTTAGAGTTAGAGTTTGGGGTTTAATTTGAGGCGATTTGTTTGGCGACTTTAACGCTATTAGAACCAACCCATCAAAATGCAGGGTTATTTACTGCACTTAATGGGCAGATTTTTGAAATAGATATTTCTCAAGACATTTCTGTTAAATTGGGAATGTTATATATGGATGCTTCTAATATTAAAATTGAATTTAATGAAGTAGATTTTAAAGATATAGATGAAGGGATTCTTACTAATATGGCTTTAAAATTAAATTGTAATGTATCGGAAGTTAAAGGTAGGGTATTGCCTAAGAAATCGACCGTCGCTAAAATCACTGCAAAGGTCAAAGAAACTATTATAAAACCAAAAGAAGACGCCCCTTCCGATGAGTAATTTTATACGCTTTATCGGTTTAGCCTTCTTCATGGAGAAGGAATTGTTATGACCGGCGTTGGTGGATGCAGAAGCAGTGGTGCGTTTAGCGCAGATACTTTAATTTATACAGGTTCAGGTAAATTAATTAGTATTCATGGATATTCACTTACCACTGATACTGGTTATGTTACATTACATGATGCTTTAACGCAGGGTGCTTGCACTGATGCTAATATGATTGGATTATTGTATGTAGGTTTAGCCTCAACTGGGGCGGCATTTGAAGAAGCAGATATGCATGGGGTTATATTCAAAACTGGGTTATATGCTGATGTAACTGATGTTGTAGGAACGGGAACTAAATTCACTGTGGAATTTAATTGAGGGAGATAAAATGGCGGCACTAGACAAAGATACAAGACTAATAATGACTATAATGTATGTAGGCGCAATGGCAGGAATGAATGTTTATTTTTATTCGATATATGGTGGAGATTTACCATTTAGCCCATTTACCCATGCGATGCTTTTTGCATTAATTACCGTTGGTGTAATTATGATGCAAAAGGCATTATTTGATATGATAGTTAATGAAAGATTGGAAATGTGGTTGCTTAATCGTAAAATTGATTTTTATTGGGAAAAGAAAAAGCGAGATGAAAGGCAAAGAGAAAAGATTAGAGAACACCATAAAAATAGTCGAAATCAACATTTTCAACAGACTCAAGTATATGATGAAGTTCCCGAAACATTTTTACAACTTGAGCCGTGATGGTGATATTCTTTGTTGGATAGATTATTAGGGGTTGATGAACAGGCTTTAGCCTATGATTTATCGAGAGCGCATTCTGCCGATGTATTTTTTTTAAAACTTAGGGCATACACATGGGGAATAATCCTCACTATTTCTTTCTTTTTAATTGGTAATATTATGGGTGCATTAGGTGTTGATGTAATAGGTTATGGTATTGATTCTCTTAAAGGGGTAATAGGATGGGATTGAATGGCAACGCTATTAACCGGCTTTGCTATCATAACCGCAGAAGTAGTTGCGGGAATGTATAGGAGAATACACGCTATTAATTTTGGAATATATGGAGCAGGGCAGGTGGGAAAAACAACATTACATCACCAATTAAGAACAAGGGGTGAAGTTCCAATAATTAAAGGTAGAACAACAAAATTAAGTAGGGCGGGGCGAAAGGTCATTAAAATAGATAGGGATTCTAGAACAATTAAAACCGCAGATGTAGGGGGTCAAAGTCAATTTTGGGAAGAATGGAAACAGGATTTAATGAGGCGCAGAGTAAAATATATTATTTTTATGATTGATGATAGACATTTATCCGAGGCATATAATTTAGAACATCATTTAAGTTGGGAATATTTAGTTAATATAATATGTGATGATTATTGGAGATTAGCGAAGGGAAAATCTAAAAAGAAAAAGGATAAGGACTTTCCAGTGGCAGTAGGTATATGGGCTAATAAATATGATTTATGGAAGGATAAATATGAACACGACGGACCAATCGAGAAACATCCAATTTTTGAACCATTCAGGCTCGGTATGCAAAGGTTACAGGATAGAGGAATACCATGCTTCAAGTATATTATATCAGCCAAATCGGACCCTGAGATGGTCTATCGAGGAATAATGACTATGGTTAAGGAATATTGAGGGAATAATATGAATCAACAAGTCTATGCACCGAATATTATTGGGCAAAATAATTCTATGGTTAATCCATTTAAAATTAGTGGAAATGCTAGAATTGCTGGTCCAATAATTAATTATGAGTTTAAATCTTTGCGTGTTAAAAAGCAACTAAAAGAATTAAAGAAAATATTAACACCGGAAAAGAAAAAATTTATTTTTAAATTTGGTTATAAGTTCAATATTAGAGATAGATGTATTGTTTGTGGCGCACATCATATTTGGGAATCGGGAGATGTTTTACGTCCACCAATTCCATTAAGTCATGTTACTAAAGGAAGGCCACTTCAAGGAACTTATTGTCCTAAACACTCTTCTATATTTAAACAATTAGAGATGTTAGAGCAACAAATTATTGCTGAAAAGCATGGATTAGAATTTAAAAGATATATTCCCAAACCAAGAATCCCCCAAATTATAAATAAGGGTCCATTGGTTGCTTTATCTAAAGAGGATATAGTTTCATTAACTGCTAAGGGTTGGGAAATAACACCCCCGAAGGCCGATACTATAAATGCAGAAGAAAAATTAGTGTTATTGTTAATAAACTTAAAGGGAAGAATAAATCAAATAGAAGAATTAATAGGTGAATAATATGGGAATAATGGGAACAAGTAATAGTGCATTAGCCAGTCAAATGACTCAAAATACAGATAATAATTTTAAAGCCATAAACAATCTTTTGACTTTACAAGATAATCATGTTGAGGAATTTTTTCAATATCATGGTGAGGCATTTTTAAGAGAAGTAGAACATATGATGGAAGATGTAGTTCAAAGGGTAATGAGTCAAATGTTGGCTGGTTTGCAATTTAAATTAGATGCCGCACAAGGGGATATAATTTTAGAAAAACAATGCCTTGTTGAATATCAAAAAATTACTCAAGAAAATATTGATTTGGATATTCAAAAGATTTTAGATGCATGTATTAATCAAGAAGTAATTCATCAAAGACAAATGGCTAAAAGTCAATATTTAGAATCACAAGGATTTGGGGTTGATAGTGTAGGAGCAACTTCACAAATGCAGACACAACCCCCAATGAATATACAAGGAAACCCACAAATGGGGGGAATGAATCAACAGATGAATATGCAACAAGGAGCGATGGGTAATACAAGCGGTTATCCTATTGCTCCTAATGGCTATGACCAATATAATAATCCTTATTGGATGGACCCTGCTACGGGTCAAGCGAGTTATACCCCCCCATCAAGCGGATTAGGATTAGGAAAAATGATTACCAAGGGTGCGGCATGGGCTAAATGGCTGGCTTGAGGTGATTTCAAATGAAATTCCTTTGGCTTGAAGATGATATTGAAACTATTACATCTTTTAATTTAAAAAAAGTCTTTGGAATATTTATTTTAAATCGCTATGAAGAAGATATGAAAGGCAATATTGATGAGATTGATGAAAAACTTCAAGATATTAATGAGGGAATTGATTATACTAGTAATCATGAAAATTGGATAAGAGATACTTCTAAAGAAGTTTTAGCAGAATTAAAAACCACTTCTTTAAATGAATTATTTGAATTATATGTTACTAAGAAAGATAGAAATTTTTATTCTAAATTAGGAGAAATACCTGAAAGTTTTTTATTAGAACATATTACTAATAGAGATTTATCTCAAGAATTTGTTGGAAAAGCAGATGAAGATATAGATATAATGAGGGGCGTTAAGGAAATAACCAATTCTCAAATATTAGAAAAAATTAAAAGTCTTTATGGAAGTAAATTAGGTAATGAATATGTTAAATTAGATTTTGATGAAGAGAAAAATAAACTTATAATAGAGTTAAAATATAATCAACCAGAACCCAATTTAGAAGTATTAGGAACGGAAAATTTTTCTTTTAAGAAATATTCTAGACCAAAAACAATAGTAAATACAAGTAAAGTTAATGATGTTAAATTAGATAAAAAATTTATTGAAGAATGGAATAAAGAACATCAGAAAAAAAAGGATTTTCTAGAAGAAGTAAAAGAATTAACAAGAGAAGAAACTAAAGAACAACAACTGAAAGATTTTGAAGACAAAAAACGTGAAATGAAAGATAAAAAAATATCTAAACAAGAAGGAAAAACCCCTAAAAAAATTATAGAAGACTATTTTTTGAGTGAAAATAGCCCATTATTTCAAATATTACCCGAACAACTTAGTGACCCATATAATTTATATGATTTACACCTAACAGTTGAATTTAGATTTGATAAAATAGGTGAAGTTGTGGAATCATTTGAAATAGATGAAAGAGAATTTCTTACAGAAGAAATTAAAGATAAAGAAACAGGAGAAGTTAGAATAGAAGAAACAGAACCAAATCCTAATTTTGAAGAACCTAAATTAGATGATGAAGGAAACAAAATTCCAATTCATGATGATGAAGAATTAGGAAATTATATAGAAGTTAAAGTAAATATAAATTTAAAAGAAATGGGTTCATATGTTTTTAGACAGAGGAAAAAAGAAACTTCTCCATATAATAGAGCGAGAGATGCTTATGTTAAACATCTTAAAAATAGAGTAGGAACTTTAGAAGATGCAATAGAAGATATTCCATCTGCGGGGAATTAATTATGACTAAATTCTTTTCCCCTTCAGATTATACAACAATTAATCCTAATTATGCAACGGGAAATGGGTATTATACTACTTCTTCTAAAGTGGCAGAATTATTACAGATTCCAGATTTCGATGCTAATACTACCCCAATGCATTCCGAAATTGGAGAATTTATAAAAAGGGTAGAAGATTTTATTGATGAAAAAACTGGAACTTCTTGGCGAAGATTACTTTATGAAAAGGAACATCATAATTTTACTTTTGGTGTTGGGCATTATCCTGCTAGTGCTTGGAGAGATTATATTGGATTTGTTCAATTAGATAGACACCACATTTCTAAAATTATTAAATTAGAAATATGGCAGGGGAATAATTGGACTAATTTAGCGTCTGCCGAAGCATCAGTAACTTTTAATGATTATACATCTATGATTAGTGGAACATCTCAAATTAATCTTAGATTGCCTAATAGTGGTTTAATATTTAATCTATTAGCAGGAACTACAACTTCAAGATTCGATACTACATATGGTAATAAAACAGCCGCAGAAGAACTTGTTTCACTAATCAATGAAAGATTTCCTTCAAGCACTGCTAGTTTAACGGGGGCAATCGCTACAAAAGCACAAACAGATAGCACTGGGGCAAAAACGGTCTCGAATTTCTTTTATGCTTCGCTTGATTCCGAAAATTCCAATAAAGTTCTAATATCATCATTATTGCCTAGTGATGATGGGGCAAGTTGTTCTATTTATCTAAATGGTAGTTCTTCAACTACTTCCGCACATGGTCTTGAAGTGTCTTTTTTTACTGATAAAGAAGATGCAGGAAGAATGAATGAGTGGTGGAAAATTGATAGAGAGGGGAGAATATTTTTCCGTAATAAATTTCCATATATTCAATTAAATTCTGTTAAGGTGACTTATTTTGCTGGTAGTAGTAGAGTTCCAGCAATGATTACAGACATTGCTACTAAATTAGTTGCTTGTGAAATATTGCGCTCCGATGATGCTACGGTATTAATTACAGAATCGGGCAATCAAATATCAGTAAAGGAAAAATATGATTTGCTTAGAACCGAAGCATTAGAGATGTTGGCAGGTAAAAAAGAAGGGATTGTTTTAATTGAATAGAATTATTACTATAATTAAAAGGACTGAAATTATGTATAAAGAACGTAATAAATTATTTATTGAAAGTGGATTAGGTGCTTATACTTATTCGGATATAGAAATAGAAAAATATGTTTCGGAAGCAGTTGAAAATGAAGTCAATAAAAAAATTAATGATGCAGTGAAGGGATTATAATGAGTTGGGAAATTGTTCTAAAAAAAGACACTTATCCTAGAAGTCGAGATGTGGAATCTTATATGTTAAAACATTCAGTTTGGCGTGATGAAGCCGGTTTAGATTGGAAAGACGGTAATCCTAGTATTGATGATATTGAAAAGAGAATTGGTAGAAGATTGACTAAAAATGATTTTATATTATATGCTCCTGCAACTTGGAGCAATCCAAGTAATAAACCAACGGTTATGTCTAGGATAGGTAAAGAAGGAATACTTGAAGGAATCAATCATTTTTTAGAAGACCCAACAGCAGTAATAGGAAGGATTCCCCCCGAATTTAGACAGGATAAAAGTAAAGAAGATTATACACAGAAAGTAAAAGAGGCTTTGACTCAAATTGGGGAGAATCCTGAAACTTATTTACAGGAGAAATTATAATGGATGAAGTAACATATTTTACTCAATTATTGAGAGATAATTGGCCTTCAACATCGGTTATGGATTCGACTTTAGGAATTGCCGCCGCCCATAGAATTAAACCAACAATTCTTGATATTCGTAATTTATCTTCGGGTGGTTCAACTGATGGAACAACT